TCATGCCGTCCTCCTCTTCCGAGTGCGCCCGTTGGCGGCTGCGACTTCCGCACGGAGCTTCTCCTCCTGCGTCGCCTCACGTGCGAAATCCGGCGACACCTCCCATTCGACTCCCCCGCCCACGGGACGCAGGCAGAGCCTTCCGCCGGCCTTGCCGCGGAACTCACCGACGCGACTTCGCGCGGTATCGACCATGACGGTCCCGACGGCCGGCAGCTCTTTCGATTCAGGGCGCAGCACGACGCCTCCTAATCCCTGCATCTGATCACCCACGGTGCGCGGAATGGCACTGCCAGTGTGACGAAAGATGACCCCAGAATGCAACCTGAAAGCCCAAGTCTGCAAAATTGCATTCTGATCGCCGCACTGGGCATCCCACTGTGGAAAGCTGTAGCTCGACACATCGCATGGCGCGAAGATGGGGCATGAGAGGGGGTTCCGATGGGTGAGCCGACCGTCCGCACGCGGCAGCTTGGCAGCGAGCTCCGCAGGGCGCGTGAGCGTGCGGGCCTGAAGATCGACGAGGTTGCTAGCCTCCTCGGGTGGACGTCGTCCAAGGTGAGCCGGATCGAGAAGGGTCAGCTCGGAACCAAACCTTCGGATCTTGACGCGCTCATGGACGCCTGTGCCATCGAGGACTCCGCCAAGCGGGACATGCTCCGCCGGATTGCCCGCCATGGACGGCAGCGCGGGTGGTGGCAGACGTATCGGGACATCATCTCGCCTGCCTACGCAGACTTGATCAGCCTCGAATCAGATGCCGTCAGCATGCGGTCGTATCAGTCGTCGCTCATCCCTGGACTCCTACAGACGGCCGCGTACGCACGCGCCACCATCGGCGCCATCAACATGACGTCGACAGACAGCGAGATTGACGCCCTCGTAGAGGTGCGCCTCGCGCGTCAGTCCGTCCTCTCACGCCCCAAGCCACTAGAGCTGTGGGCCATCATCCACGAGGCAGCGCTACGCCCCAGGGTCAAGGGCGCTCCGTCGATGATGAGAGAGCAGCTTCAGCGGCTACTAGACACCGCAAGACTTCCGCACGTCTCGATACAGGTGCTGCCACTCGACGCCCCGCCACACGTAGGCATGAGCGGCGGCTTCACGGTGGTCGGGTTCCCGGAGGCGTCGGACCTCGACGTCGTCCTGATGGAGCATCTGACCTCTGCGCTCTACGTCGAGGACGCTGCGGAAGTGAGTCGATACGGCAGCGCGTTCGAGCATCTACGCGCGACAGCTCTGCCCCTCGACGAATCGGCCGACCTCATTGCAACCCTGAAGGACAGCATCCAATGACCACGATCAATGATTCGTCCGCACCGGACTTCACATGGACCCGGTCCACGTACAGCGACGGGGGCAACAACTGCGTGGAGGTCGCTCACGGCGCCCTCACCGCTGCTCTCCCCGTGCGTGACAGCAAGCGCCCTGCCGGCCCTGCGGTCGTCTTCGCCGACACCACGTGGGGTGACTTCGTCAACGCTGTGAAGCGTGGCGACGTCGCCTAATCTAGGCACAACGCAAAGAGCCCCCGCCGGATCTCTCCGACGGGGGCTCCTTCATGCCGGCCCTACGCCTGACGCTCCAGCCGGCGACGGTAGATGCGTGCGCCGGCCACGGCGATAACGCCAGCCAACCACACGCCCCACCACACCGGACTGACGTCCGCTAGGGCCTCCGCGGCGCCGATGGCGACGCCTCCCGCCACGACGGCGAGTACGTCGCCGTACCTGACGATGAACTGCATCGTTCCTCCTTCGTGCGCTCCGGGGTTCGGGATACTCTGGAAGTCCCGGGGGAGGTACTTTGACTACCTCCCCCGGTCCGCCTATCGGCGGTGACGGCCTCTCCGCTTGATCGCTTCGCGGGCGTACCACGCTCCCGCCCAGGATCCCAGAGCGCCGATCACAGTGAACACTGCGCCGACGATGGTTGCGATGAAGGCCGCATCTTCCCGAGTCATTCCGTTCCCTCCCCTCTTCCGTGTGTGATTATCGTAGCAGAGTTATGGTGGTCGACACAACATGTTTCGTGGGTAAAATATCTAGGGTCCGGACGCACGAAAGCCCCCGCCGCGTGATGCGACGGGGGCTCTGCTGTGCTCAGTGCTTGCCGCCTCGCTCCGCCCGGACCTTCTCCAGGCACGTCGGGCAGAGCGGGTTACCTCCAGCGACGTACCTCACGGTCGGCTGGTGGCATCTGGCGCACGGTCCGGCTTGGGAACTCATAGCTCGATCGTACGTCCGCGCTACACGCTGGGCGGAGGCCACTGTCCCTCCACCTCCGCCTGATGGCGACTGCTCTGCGCGACGTAGTTCCCCGCCTCCACGAGCGCCGCTGTGCGCTGAGCGTCGCTCGCGCTGAACCACGCGTCGCGCTCGACGCACTTCCGGTATCCAGCCCGTCGGTACCTGCGCCCGTCCGGGTTCCACTCCGTCGCGCTCACGTTGACGTAAACGTGAGTCCGCATGTGCTCCTTCGTATCACCCTGAAGGAGATCCTCGGGGACATCCTTCAGGGTGATACGCGGCTCCACGCCCTCCGCTTCGTCGGCCGCACGGAGGAGAGCGGCAGCGAGTTCACGTGCCTGCGCGGGGGTGTATCTGATTGGCGCCTCGTTGTCGTAGGGGTACCCCTGGAAGACGTGCCCCTTGGTGAACTGCGACGTGGGGCGACCGTACGGGTTGCCCTCACTCGTGAACACGCTGACGTCGTTACAGACGTCGTGGTCGATCATCCGGCTGATTTCCTGGAACATCGTCTGTCTCCTCACGGCGCCACGGGGCGACGGCTGTTGTAGACCCTACGGACCTCGTCGAGGTCGACGCGCGGCCCTTCGGTGGTCTGGTACTTACTCAACCGGGAGTTGTTCGCGGCTCCGCGGATCGTTGTGTCTGTGACGCCGGCGACGGCAGCAGCCTCCGCGTACGTCACCAGATTGGGCGCCTGCGGCGCGTTCACGGGCTCCGCGACCTCGTACTCCACCTCGTCCCCCGCAGGCTCTCCAGCGGCCTCCTGCGGATCCTCCGTGGGTGCCTTGCGCGAGTGGACGAGGAGCGACCCACCAAAGAACGCGAGTACGGGCCAACCAGCCACGAGGACGCGGAGGAGCGTCGGGGGGTTCTCCAGGTCGAGAACGCCGGCCGTGGCGATGTTGGCGCCCATGGACGCAGCGAGGGACAGGAAGAACCACACCCGCGGCGCTTTCTTCGCGGCGTCGTCCGCCTCCCGTACCTGCTTCCAGGCCATGACGAGCAGCACGTCAACGCTGACGGGGTACGCCCACGCCTTCCAACCACCCTGCCCCGCGGCCTCCGCAATGTCGTGGATGTGGGCGAAGGACAGAGCGGCGGCGATGACCGCCTGAATCAGAAGGGGGTCGCGGAGGTTGGCTCTCATGGCTCCTCGGTTCGTGTGCATGGTTCGTTAGTGGCTGGTGCAGTGGAGCCCCCGTCACCGCAATTGACAGGGGCTCCAAGGGTGTTGCTAGACGGCGCCCATCGCGAACAGCTTGCGCGCGCACTGCTCGTGCAGCTTCACCATGTCCCGCGCCATGGCGAGCGTGGTCCTGAACGGGCTTCCGGGGCGGATGGTCGTGCGGCACAGCGCGCGGTGCTCACTGTCGAACGCGTGGGAGAGCTCCGGGTTGCTCTTCGTCGTCGCCCAGATCTTGTCGTTGTCGTCGACGAGGGTGACACGCTTTACGCGCAGCACTCCCGCGCGGGCGGACGGACCGCACATCATCATGAACCGGTCGCAGGTCGTCGTGGGCGGGAACTCGTCGGCCGGACGCCAGACAAAGAAGACGCCCGGCGCCTTCTCCTCGACGCTCTCGACGGTGTAGGCCCTGACGGACCACGACGCGACCTCACCGTCGATGATCAGCGTCGGTATGCGTACGGCGTCGCCGGGCTGAACGTCGACGAGGGCGACGCGCTCATAGCGATTGGTGTCGAAGTTGATTTCGTCTTCCAGGGTGATAGTCGACGTGCTCATGTTCGCTCCTCCGTTAGTGCCTTGCGTTGCCCTAACTATGACATAGATGAGTCGGCCACCACAACACCTAGCGACAAACGTTTTGCGCTACTCCAGCGGAGCCCCCGTCACCGCAATTGACAGGGGCTCCGCAGGTGGTCAGGCAGCGCGACGGGCGAGCTCTCGGACAATGGCCTCGTAGCACAGCTCGTCCTCACGGGTGCGGCCGTGGAAGCTGCTGGGCGCGTAGGCGTCCCGGTAGCCCTGGAGCTGACCGAGGTTCATCTTCGCCGTGTTCTTCGCCGTCGCGTCGAGGAGGCGCTCCTCTTCCTCCGTGAACTCCGGCTCAATGGCGGCCACACACTCGTCCGTGCCAATCTCCCGCATGATGTCGATGACGGTCTGGTTCATGTCCCGCTCCTTCGTGAGTGCCTCTCGCTGTGCCGTCATCATGGCATGAATGAGTCGACCACCACAACACCTCAGCGACAAACGTTTTGCGCTACTCGGCGATCAACGCCACTCGCCTACTCCGCCGGCCAACCAGCGTCACCACGTACCCGCCCCGGACCCTCGTCAGCTCGTCCCCGCGCCTCACCGCCTGGCGGAGGAAGTGGCGTTGGGCCACGTCGTCGACGAGGTACGTCGACCCGCCCTCGAACGTCAGGCGGTACATCACGCCGTGGCCACGGTGCGCGTGACGGTCAGGGGGCGGTCCGCTGGGATCGTCGCCCCTCCCCCGCCCTCGAACCGGATGTAGACGTGCCCGCGGAACAGTACGGGCCACGCGTCGCGGAGCGCCGTGCGCTCGTGGGTGTGGAGGGTGAAGACGTCGCCCTGACGGATCTCGCCAGCGGTGATGTGCAGCTCTTCGGCTCTCTCGGTCATGGCTCCTCCTGGAGTGACTCGCACTACGGGAAGAGCCCCTGTCTCCGCAATTGACAGGGGCTCTTGGGAAGTTCCGGATCACACCATGTGGTGCACAGGGCGACGGTCGGCGTCGAGGATGGCGCGAAGGCGGAGGGTGCGGTTCATGAAGTGGCGGGCGATCAGGAAAGCGCGGCGGTTGTCGACTCCGTAGATGCGGGCAACGTCGGCGATGGCGTCAGCGCGGGTGCCGGCGTTGCGGAAGTCGTTCACGATGCCGTCGACGGTGAAGAAGTCGCGGATGACAGGGCGGAAGGTGCGGCCGTTGATGATGGCGACGCTGGCGTTCATGTTGTTCTCCTTCGTGAGTGCCTTGCGTTGCTCTGACTATGCCACAGATGAGTCGACCACCACAACACCTAGCGATAAACGTTTTGCGCTACTCAGCCGACGCCGCGCACGGCCAGGGCGACGAGGGCCCACGACGCCAGGCCGGCGACGAGCATGAAGGCCCATGCGGCTGCAATTCGGATGCTGTCCACGGTCACTTCTCCTCGTCCCGCGTCGGCGTCGGTCCGCCGGCACGCTGCATGTCGTTGTGGAGTTTCTCGACGGCCGACTTACGGTTCGTGCTCGCCGTCGCGTGGAAACGGTCGAAGGCTGCTCGGACGGCGGAGTCGTTGGGGGTGCGGCGCATGGACACCTCCTATTTCCACTCGGGGTGCAGGGCCAGGTATGCCCGGTTGGCGGTCACGAGTCGACGGCCTTCCGGGGACCGGTAGTCGAATCGACCGTCCGCTTCTTCCCGCGCGACGTCCTGCGCGCGAGCGGCGTTCGGGTGTCGACGGTCGAGGATGCGCTTCAACATGGGACCTCCTGACGTGGATCTCTACGAGTGTCCCGCCGCGGAGTCGAACCGCGCGCCCGCCGGCACTGGGGGTGTCGGTCAGGCTTACCTAGACGGGGCGGGCTTCAGAATCGGACGATCTCTACGCGGTCGTCTGGGCTGTAGTGCATGACATGGTGCGGCCCGCCGGGACTCTGACGGAGGTGTGTCACCACGTCGACCACGTTCGGCACCAGCCTGCGAATCTCGATGACCCGAAGCCAGTAATCGCCGTCGTTACACACGATCAGGTCGCCCGACTTCAAGTCCTCGGCACGCTCGCCTATGTCCGCCATCTGTCCTCCTACGGCCTGCCTCCTCAGCGCGGGTAGGCCATTCCCCGCGGACGCCCCGGAGGGCGTTTCGGCTATCAGTCGGATGTGCGGCGAAGCTCTAGCCGCCGAGCGCAATAGTGCTCGGGCAGCTCGTCGAGCCTCTCGCTGTGGACTACGAACCCACAGCGTGCACAGCGCACGAATCCGGTGAGGCATAGAAGCTCCCCGGCGCCCATGCCGCCCCCCTCAAGCGCCAGGAAGGCGACCCGGTTCTTCGGCATGACGTCTCCTACTGCGTCAAGTAGGCGAGCGGAGTAACGCCGTCGCCGTTCTCGTCGACATCCATCAGCCATTCGTCGAACAGGTCGTCTCCGAGACGGCGGTTCAGCTCATCCATGATCCAACCGCGTACTATGGCGAGTTCTTGAGTGGCAGGCTTGCCCTCGGTACCCATCCACGCGAGGCACAGGGCTTCGTTGGTGAGCTTGGCGGACAGCGTCTGAATCGTGGACTGAGCCTCTTCGCGAACCGTGCTGGTGCTCATCTCGTCCCCTCCCCTGGGGCGCCCCGTGTGAGGCGCCCCGCTGCGTTAGTGCCTTGCGGTGTGATGACTATGGCATAGATGAGTCGGCCACCACAACACCTAGCGACAAACGTTTTGCGCTACTGGCTCGTCAGCTCCCTGACGCTGATGTTGAACCCGTAGCCGTAGTAGAAGGGGTTCCCGGAGCTCCACCCCACCGACAGTTCGAGGACGTCGCCCATGTCGGCGAATATGTGCCATGTAGCGAACCCGTCGGTGGTACCGACTCCGGTAATGATGTGGTCGACACGGTCCGCGTGGAGAAGGAAGCTCTCCAGCTCCGTGTACGCACAACAGTCGTTGGAGCCCTGGAGCTCCACGCACTTGCCGTTGTCCAGGGTGATGACGAGTGCCTTCTCAGAGCCGCCCCACCGAGTCTGGACCTCCACCTCCTCCGCCTTGACGATGCGGTGACCGACGACGGACTCTCTCAGCTTGTCCACGTTGTCCGGCATGGTGCCGTCGTCCTCGTACTCGCCCAGCGTCTCTTCCGCGTACATGCTCTCTCCTCTGTGAGTGACTGTCGGTACCGCTAAACGTTTTGCGCTACACCCGGTCGGCCATCTCGCGCGCGAGGGTGATGATGTCCGCGCCGTTGTGCGCGGTGCCTTCGAGCAGCTGCTTCGCCTGCGTGACGAGGCCGGCGAAGGCGGACGAGGGGGCGTCGACCGGCGCGGGCTCCGGCGCGTCGACGAGCTCGACCTTCACACACCACCACTCGATGCCGTCGGGCAGCTCGACGAGGTACGGGTACACGAGGTCGCCGGCGTCGATGCGCGACAGCTGGCCTACAGTTCCGAGGTTCTCGTCTCCGTCCATTACGTGGTTTCGAGTGATCCGCACCCGGTCACCGACCTTGACCGCGCGCTTCGGAGCAGCCTCCGCCACCTCTTCCCCGTCGAGCTCGTCGGCTAGTGCGAGGATGCCGCGGGCGAAGGTGCGGGCGTCGTCCTCGTAGAGGTAGATCTCCAGCTTTCGGCCCCCTTCGTGCGCAGCCTTCAGCTCGATGGACGAACCGTCGACGCGGGCCGTGATGGTGTCCCGAACGCCAGAGCTGCACTTGGCGACGTACTCAGTCATGTTCTCTCCTCGTGTGCTTGTCAGTACCGCTAAACGTTTTGCGTTGGTGTCAGAACTGCTCGACGGAAAAGCCGTCGAGGGGCGTTGAGTCGGAACGGGCCTCGACTGCGTACCTCACGTCGTCACCCCACAGGGCGGCCTCGTCGAGGCGCACGCCTTGGAGGTCGTAGTCGTCGAGGGAGGGAAGTCGGTTCATGGTCGTTGCTCCAGTTCGAAGGGGTGGTAGTGCTTCACGCTGCTGCGGAAAGCGGGGCGGTCTCGGTGTGGATCTGGCGGAACGTCGCGGCGACCTTGCGGGCACTGGTGCACCCTGCGCTTCGCAGTTGACGGAGGTTGTTGAGCTTGACGCCCATCGTGTTTGCGGCCTCCGCGTCCGTCATCGAGGTCATGTTGACGCCGTAGAAGGCACGAAGCGCGAAGGACTGGCGCTGCGGGATCTGCGTCATGAGCCACCGGGCGTAGTCCCTGCGCTCGATGGCGTCAGTCGGCTCCGACGAGGGGTCGGCGATGACGTCGGCAAGGGTGAGGTTCGACCCGTCCGCGTCTTCCCCTCCCGCGGAAGCGTCGAGGCTGGTCGACTCCGTGATTGCTTCGAGGATGGCGACGAACATCTCCCGAGAGATCCTGTGCGTCGCGCTCTTCTCCTCCTGGAGCTCCGCCCACACCTTCTCCACGTCGCCTGCGTGGCTCCACAGGAGATGACGGATGGTGATCGTGGCCGTGGCGGGGACGGTGACGGCGCAGGTGTTCGCGATGTGCGCGGCCGTGACGGCTCGCCGGGCGGCACGGTAGACGTATGACGTCAGCTTCGCTGCGGACCCTTCCGAGTCGTAGTCGCGCACGTGCTGAATGAGAGTGACTCGCGCTTCCTGGAGGTAGTCCTCCGCGTCCTCCGCACTGGCTCCCGGGGCGACGCTGCGGACGATCCCGCGGAGCATGGCGTCGCAGCCCTGGACGACGGCCCACATGGCGTCGGAGTCGCCCGTCTGAGCCGCGCGGATCTGCTCGGTGCTGATGTCGTCTCGGCTCATGTCAGGCTCCTCCGTGAGTGGCTTGTGCTTGTGTTGTGTCGTAATCCGGTGCAGATGTGAGGCTGATGTTTTGTGACGTGGGTCACACAGTGGTTTGGGTAAACGAAAGCCCCCGTCCCGCGCGTCAGGACGGGGGCTCTAGCGCTAAACGTTTTGCGGTGTCAGCCCGACACGTGATGAACCGGCAGCCTGAACTGCTCGGCTATCGTCATGTCAGCTACCGCTATCGGGCACTTCTCCCACCCGGAGAGGCAATAGAGGGCAGTTGCGGCGGCCCACTGGAGAACGACACTGAAGGCGGGTACTCCGTCGAGGAGAGCCGCGAGAGCCTCGATGCTCTCTTTGTCGTCGGCAGTGTCTTGCGGCCCCGTTACGATGATCAACTAGTCCCCCCGGGACTCAGCGGACGCGTCCTCCCCTTCCCATCGGGCAAGGGCGCGGTCCATGGATGCGGAGACGCCTCGAACTACCGCTACTGCATAGGGCAGTCGGGAGGCGCCATTCTTCAGTTCTGCGTGAAGAGCCGTGCGGCGCTCATCGAGCGCCACGCGTTCCGTCGGGCGGGATATTCCGTGCGCTGCCTGCCGGCCCCCGTCCGCATCCACTCCTGACTGTCGGCGGCCAGGCATGGTTACTGCGTCGTCGTAAGCGGCCAGGAGTTGGCGGACCTCACTCAAGTCGCGCTCTAGCGCGTTGAGCAGCTCGGTCAACTTCCGTCCATCTGCGACGTGATCAGAACCGTAAGTCACACAACCTCCACAGGCAATGACCATGCGGCCGGATCAGGTCCGGTATTCAGGCCGCTATGGGTGGTTTAGTCCGGCTTTCACGAGCGGGCCGCCGGGTCGGGTTGTGTCGGTCGAGCCATCCTCACCTGGAGTTATGCCGGTCGACCCATCTCCGGAACGACCGATTCCGTCGTGATGAACTCGTTATATTGTGAATGAGTCGTGAAGCCCGTTGACACGTATGTCAGAGGCTCTGAGTAGTCGTCAGGCGGCCCACGGTGAAGCGCTCACCAGGGATATCAGATATGAAGTCACCTACGTCCCGGTCAGACTTGAGTCGGTTGCAGAGGGCGCACGCCGGAGCCAAGTTGGACCATTCGTGAAGACCGCCCCTCGCAAGCGGACGAACATGGTCCACCTCTGCTACGACCATCGGGCTGAATGCAGCGTCACAGTAGGCACAGGACCACTCCTCCATCTCCTCCCACCGTCGCAGAGCGTCACGCCGGGAGGGGTAGAGAGGGGGCTCGGGAGGCCGCAGGAGAGGCAGGGTGCGCATGGGGCGGGGCACTGACCGTGCGGCAGAGGGACGAGATCCCGCCACCGCACGGGCAACTGCGGCCGCACGTCCCACGGACGGCGACGCGAGACGTGCGGGCCTCACGCGGCCAGTCCCACGCTCGCGTACCACTCGTCCTCGCGTACACGGAGGGCGCCGTCGATCTTCCCGTCAGAGGTCTTCATGTAGAGAGACCCCCACGAGCGGCCACCCACGGCGCCGTCAAGGTCCGCGTCGAGCGGAACTCCGAAGAAGTTCATGGTCATCGTCTCCGCCACCTCCCGTGACACGTCGTGGACGATGTCCGCGGGCGCAGACCCGAGAACCTCGTCGTGGATCGGCAGGAGGAGGTACTCCGTCAGCCCCTTGTCGTGCATGTTGAGCAGCGCTTGACACAGCACGTCACGCGCGGTGCTCTGCACGGCGTAGTTCGTCGCCGCATAGACGCGGTCCCGGTCCAGGGCGAGGCGCCGGCCGGTCGGCGTGATGACGACGTAGCCGTTGGCGCGTGCCTTACGCTGGACTTCGCGCGAGTAGCGCTTGATCCCCGGGTACACGCGGTCGTATGCCGCAATGGCCACCTTGACTTCGTCGATCGGTGCGCCGGTCTGCCGACTCAGCGTCGTTGCGCCACCTCCGTACACCTTGCCGAAGCCGACCCCCTTGCCCATCTTGCGGTGCGCCTTCGTGAAGTCGGGACCCCAGATGAGTTCCGCGGTGAAGTCATGGAGGTCACGGCCCTCCGCAATGGCCTTCTTCATCGTCTTCTCGTCCGCCAGGGCGGCAAGGACGCGCATCTCCACCGCGCTGTAGTCGACGGAGAAGATGCGGTGCCCGGGGTCCGCCAGTAGCGCGCGACGGATCGTCCAGTCTCCCGACGGGAGTTGCTGGAGCGGAGGACCAGAGATAGACATACGCGCTGTCCTGGCCTGGAGACTGTTCACCTTCGGATGGATGCGGCCGTCGACGTCGACGCCGTCACGCATGGCCACGCCGTAGGACTTCGCCCACTTGCCTGCGCGCTTCGAGCGAAGGACCGCGTCCGCCAGGGGGTTGGGCTTCCGCGCCCCGATGCGCTCCCAATCCCGGTCGACGTCTGCCAGGGCCTGAAGAACTTCCTTGTCCACCTTCAGGTTCCCGGAGTCCGTCTTCTCCGTCAGGGTCTCCCCCATGCCGACGAGGGCCGCGGAGACCTGCGCCGGGGCGTTGACGCTCGTTACGCCGTACTGGCGAGCCTTGCCGGCGTGGAGCTCTGCCTCCTCCTGAAGCCGCTCGACGAGCGGGCGCACGTAGTCCTGATCGACGAGCATTCCGCGACGCTCCATGAGCGCACACACGTACATCACGCGGTGCTCGAAGTCCACGAGTGTTTGACGCACGCCGACCTTACGGAGCCGCGCCTCCCCGATCGGGAGCCACCGGGACACGAGGATCGCGTCCAGGCCCGCGTACTGGAGATACGTCGGGTGGTTGATGTCGATCTTTGCCCAACCCGTCGCCTTCGTCTCGCCTATGGAGCGGAAGACAGCGGTCAGATCCTCCTGCGTGTCCGGCGCGCTCGGGTCTACGTCCCGCGCGCAGAGCTCCTTCAGCTTCAGTCCGTAGCCACCCTCGTGTTTGGGTCGCGAATCGAACAGATGCGCGATAATCTTCGAGTCGGTCACCTTCAGGGCTAGCGTCGCCAACGGAACCCCAAGGTGCCGGTCGATAACGAGCAAGTCGAAGGGAGCGAAGTGGAAAACGAGACGAGGCAACGTCAGAAGCGCCCACCGGGCGGCCTCCACGAACATCGGCCCAAGCTCGACGCAGATCACCCACGCCTGACGCTTGTCCCCGAATTGGACCGTCCGCAGGCGGTACGTCGGAGAGAACGTGTCGAGCCCCGTCGTCTCCGAGTCCGCCCCGACCATCTCGCCGGAACGCGCCATGCGCTCGACCCACCGACGGAACTCGTCGAGGTCCGCGGCCGTCTCAGGGACACGGGTCATCGTCTCTTCGCCCGCGATGGTGTAGGGGAAGTACTTCACGCTGCCTCCTTCGTCTGCCCGAAGATGTCCGTGTCGGCGGTGGGTTGGTCGGCAGGCTCGTCAACGACCTCCGCAAGCCGACTTGCGAAAGCCCGCTCGTCGTCCGTCATAAGGCGTAGACCGTTGAACCCCCAAGCCCCCTTGCGCTTGTCTTTCTTGAAGCCTCGGCTCTCCAGTTCGACCGCGAGTGCCCAGCCGGACAACTTCTCCTTGCGGTCAAGTCCGGCGTCCTCCGCCCACTCCGCATACGTCCGACGGATGGCCATTGGAGCGACTCGGGCGCCCTCCTCACGAACGGTGCACGCGTTGAGGAACTCCTGAAGTCGATCCTCCGACTCTCGGTACGCCGTCGTAGCGGCCGACACCGACGCGGGCTCGTTCAGCCCGTGCGCGAACCATTCGACGGATCCGCGCACGGCCCACGCGAGGATGCCCTCCGACTCCGCCCGGAGCTTCGCCTGAAGCTGCGGGTCCTGCTTCGGCCCGTCGAACACGGCCTCCCACGGGATGAGCTTTACGCGCCTCCAGATTCCGTAGTCCTGGCTAAGGATGGCCGGCTTGTAATTCGTCTCCACCTGAAGGAGGAACTGGGGGCGGTAGGAGAACGGGTTCTGATGCAGGAACCGAGTCGTGATGATGTTGCCGTCGCCGGTCAGCCGCTTGATGAGTGGTTCCGCGAGCCGCGCATACTTCTCGCTCTCAGACGCCAGCACCATGCGATACCCGCGAAGTCGCGCGAGCCCCGGAGACGGCGCTCCCTCCTCCGGCGTCTTCTCGAACGTTGTGAACTCGCTGTTCTGTACTGCACCCTTGAAGACGTGGCTCGTGGTCGACGTGTACACGGTCTTACCGTTCTTGCCGCCTCCGTGATGGATCACGAAGAGCTGCTCACTCGTGTAGCCCGTGATCCCATAGCCTGTGAGCCGCTGAACGAACGACGGCATCTCCGGGTGGTTCGGGAACACCTCCCGAAGGAACTGCTCCCAACGGTCGGCCGTCGCCTCCGGGCGGTACGCCACCTCCAGGCGCTTCGTGATCAGGTCCGCGGGATTGTGCGGACGAAGCTCCCCCGTACGCAGGTTGATCGTCCCGTTGGCCACGGACAGCAGGTCGTCATGAGCGTCGAACGACATGGCGTCCACTGGCACGCCAGGCACCGCGGGAAGCTCCTTCAGGACTGCGTCGATACTGCGATTGCTAAGTGCCTTCAGGGCCAGCCGGCGCTTCGAGTCGTCACCCGACGCGATCAACTCCGCGCCAAGCAGATGTAGCGACTCGCGCACCTTCTCCCCTCCGGGCGCCCACACCTTCCCGTCCCAGCAAAGGAAGCCGAGCCCCTTGGCGTAGCGGACTCCCCCGCCGTCGCGAGCGATGAAGTCGCGCAGCATGACGGCAATGCCGACGTCGGTGTTGTCGAACATCTGCCGGGCGGACAGGTCCATCGTCGCCAGAGCCGCGTCAGTGGCGGGGAGACTGTCCTCCACTTCCGGCGACGGAGCGGGAGTCGATGCGGGTACCACCAGCTCGACGACGGTTGCCGTCCGTACCGCACGGTGCAGCTCTGCCGCGAACGCGTCCGGCGTCCGCTCCCGCCAGGCGGTCAGATCCTCCCCAGAGTTCGGGAAGGGGAGCTGACGCGGGGCGTTACCGTCCTCGACTAGCGCCGTGGCCAGGGCGCCGATACCACGTGCTCCAGCGTCGTCAGGGTCGAAGGCTAGAACTACGTCACGCCCGCGGAGGTGCTCCACGAGTTCCGCCACTAGGACCGCGTTCCGTGCCAACCCGGCACCGCGGATGATGAGCGCGTCGTAGCCGACACCAACAGATGTCAGTCCGTCACCGGGGCCCTCCGTCACAAGGATCGTGTCGTACCCGGCGCCGGCAGAGAGGACGCCATACTTCGCCCACGTCTTCCCGTCGACGTTGGTCAGGGAGACCCACCGCGCGGGGCACTTACCGGAGAGGTCACGCCCCTGGAGACCTCGAACGACCCCGTCGAACCCTGTGAGGGGCACGGTTAGCCTCGGGTACCGGGTGAACGCACCGGACAGCCACGATCGCTTGATCATCGCGTCGCCGGGGTCGTACACGCCGACGCCCAAATCTGCACACTGCTCAGCACTGAGTCCGAAGCGCTCGAACGCGTAGGCACGGGCACGCTCCGGCCACTCCGAGGAGCGCTCCAGCTTGCCAACTGCCGCGTCGATGAACGCTCGGAGCCCTGCTATCTCCGCGACGCTCACGGACTCCGGTACCTTCGCTGAGATGGCGTGTGCGCCCATGTCGTTCACGACGTCGAATAGATCGGCCTCACGCATGCGCATGGCCGCCAGGACGTCAGCCTTGTCGCAGCCCGTACGACAGACGAACAGGAGCTTCCCGCCCTCCTTCAACGTGAGCTTCAGCGACGGCGTGTTCCGGTCCTTGTGCGCGGGGCAGAGGGCAAGGAAGCCGTCGTGGTCGTCCGTGACCCCATCGAGCCGCCCAAGGATCTCCGACAGCCTCATGCAGACTCCCTCCAGTACTCGCCGCGCACGATGTATCCCGTCATGGCCTGGCTGATGCCGAACTTCCGACCGAGCGCAGCCTGTGTAATCCCGCCGGCGGCGTAGATTCGCCGGATCTCTGAAACCTGCTCGACGGTCAACTTGGCGCAGCCGTGTCGCTCACCCCGAGCCGTTGTGCCGTGGGCGTCGCGATCGTTCATGTTGTCTGCGTGTGTCCCGGCTGCGAGGTTCTCCAGCCGGTTGTTCGTGGGGTCGCCGTCCAGGTGGCGGACCATCTGTCCGTCAGGGACCGATCCGTGAAATGCCTCGTAGACGAGGTGGTGAACCCAGCGCGTTCGCTTACCGGAGATGTAGCAGACGGATACCCCCAAGTGCTCATGACCCTTGGAGCCGTTGGCTCGCCGTTCGCGACGACGGGATGCCTTCAGCGCTCCGCGGAAGCCGTAAAGGGTCCCCTCGCTATCCGCGACATACCTACCGTCAGTCCCAGGTATCGGCGCGAAGCTGATCCCGCCCATGCCCTCTCCCCTCTCGTGCATGCGGAAGGGGCGCCCCGGAGGACGCCCCTGTGTCAGTGCTGCGCGGCGCTGGACCGCAGAACGTTTTGCGCTACTCGTCCGAGTCGTAGTCCTCGAACGTCACCGGACCTGACGGCCCGCCGTAACTGATGAAGTTCGAGGCGTGCTTGTCACCACGGGCCAGGGCATGCCAGACCCATCCCTGAGCGTCGCTCGACGACATGTCCCCACCCTCGTACTCGTCACCGTCGGGGTACACGACGATGGTTCCCGCGAACGGGATCACTGCCTTCTTCACGCTGCTTCCTCCAGTTGCGTCAGGGGGCCGCCCCACCGCTCCAGCGTTTCGAGCGACGTCTCCCGCCAGTACCCGCCTTCGGGGTCGGGGCTCCGGTACGTGCCGTCAGGCTGTTCGGTCCAGACCATGCCGTCCGAGCATCGATACTGCTTCACGCTGCCTCCCGGTGCTGTGCGTCGAGTAGCGCGTACGCCGCTGGAGCCGCGGACTTCAGCGCCTCCTCCATGTCGCGCATGCGGTTCAGGAGCCGTACGTCCGTCCGCACGTCACGCACGACGTAGCCGTCCCCCACGCCCTTCATCCGCCGTTTGACGACCGCACACCCGAACGGCTGGCCGGCGTGGACCGCCTCCCGGTTCGCCTGCGCGATGTAGTCAGCGAGAGTGATTGACTTCTCTGCCTTCGCCTCCAGGGCGTGAAGGTAGTAGCCGTCTATGTCGCCGATGTCGCGGGCGCCCATCTGCACGTTGCGACGGGCGCCCGGGTTGTGCTGCTCGCGGAGGTAGCCGACGATTGCCGACTCCCACGCGGTCCCCTTGGCCTTAGCTGGGTTGCTCGATGCCCTCACCCCTCTTGACCCAGACCTCCACGAGGTCCGAGCCGTTGTCGGATTCGATCACCACGGGCTCCGACTGCACTCTCCATGTCGTCCCCCGGTACGTCAGAAGCCCGTCGTCTTCACCCTGCGTCGTCGCCTCATTCGCCACTGACCGCACCCCTTCTACTCCAGCCTCCGCCTTATCGTACGCGTGTTCGACTCGACGGATTTATCTACTGACTAAGCGTCAACGGGTACCCAGGGATACGGTTACTGCCGTGACGAAGGTCTTCACGCGGTGACCAGGAGACCTCCACCTCCTCCCCCAGCATCGACGAGGTTGAGGCCGCACGGGGCGCCGAACTCGCCCGACTCGATGACGCCGTCACCACCGAACTCGCGGAGTAAGGCGACGCGGTCGTTGGCGTCGAGCTGCTCGGTGTAGGGGCCCCACACCTTGCCCTCCGGATACGCGAAGGCTTCACGCGTCTGGACTACTCGGAACACTGCTTCTCCTTCTTCAGGCACCGTGCCGCCCAGAGGAAGGCCGCAACGGTGAGTGCGATTTGGACGGCGACGGATGCGGCGGCGATCAGGAGTTGTTCCACGCCGTCACCAGATCTCGCGCGTGATGACGAGGGCCTCGCCGTTGTCGAGCCCGTCGAGGAGATCGATGATCGTCGACGCCGCCCCGAGCTCCTCGCCGTCGGTGAACGAGTGCTGCTCTTCGCCTCGCTGGAGCGCGGGGAGGTTGATCTCCAGTCGGCTGTCACCGGTCTTGGTCTCGTGGATGTTGATGCGGCTCACTGGCTCTCCTTCCAGGGGAGCGCGCCTGTCGACGTCCCCGACTCGACTCGGTACAGCAACCGCCAACCGTCGGCAGTCAGTTCGTAGATCTCGCCCCCGCGGGCGGAGCTGTGCCACCCACCATGTCCAACGGCCAGCTTCGCCAGGCCGATGTGTGCGTGGCACTTCACAGGCGGCTTGCGGTCCGGGACGATCGTCGCGAAGGGCTGTGACCTCAGCTTCGCTCGGTGCTTCGCGCACTGCTCTTCCATGGTGGTCACCCCTCCTCCACCTCCCGCATAAGCTCCGGCGTGATCCAAGAGGCGTACACGCAGGGGTCGAAGGTGAACTCCGCGGGGATCGGGTCGGGGACGGCGCGGACGACGACCATCTCCGGTTCGCGGATGCCGGTCACTCGACGTTCTCCCACGCGATGGGTGCGCGGTCGATGGTGAACACCGAGTTCTCGAACGTCAGCCAACGACGCTGCCGGGTCCGCATCCCCCGCGCCTGCGCGAGCGTGGAGTACGGTCCCCACGTGAGGTGACCGGTACTGCCGTCCGCCCGCGTGAACGTCTCGACGACCCGGAAGCACTCTTCGTCGGTGTGTCCGATGCTGCGCGCCATCAGCCAGCCACCTCCCCCGTCACGTGCGCCGGCACGGTGCCGTCCGCCTTTCGTAGGACGAGCGCCATGGAGCCGATCTGTGAGCGCTTCTGGCTGAAGTAGGAGCGCGACGTCTCCGGGTGCTCGACGGTCATCATCAGGCGCCCGCTGTCCGCCCGGTACACAGTCCCGATCTTCGCCAGTCCGCCGGACGTCGACGCGGACATGACGCGGTCACCCTCCTGGATCACGACGCCGAATGAGTCCCTCACGCTGTCTCCTCTCGGTTCAACACACTCACCAGCGCGCCCCGCGTCAGCGCGACCCCCGCGGCCTCCCAGTACTTCGGGAAGTCGCGGCGGCTCGTCGCTGCGGGGCGGATGTAGATCAGGTCACCGGGGCCGGCGTCGCGGATGTCGCCAAGTGCGGGGGCGGATGCGTCGTCGATGACGTGGAAGGCGCCGCTCACGAACCCTGCTTGCGGAGCGGGCCGTACTCGCGTACGACGTACTCCAGGCTGCGGTTCTCTGCCCAGGAGTCTGCTGTCGAGACCGGGGTACCTTCGCTGTCGCGCCGGAACGTCCACACGTCCCCGGTGTCGTCGACGTACCGGACTCCCATCTCGTACACCCGCCCGCTGTGCTCGACGGAGCTCGTCGAGTCGACCGGCGACGCAAGCGCCTTCAGGATTGCCACCCGGTTCGGGGTGGCGTCGGCGGCGCCGATGAGCGCGCGCAGGTCGTCTGCCTCGTCCTCCGTCATTACGAGCACGACAGCCGTTGCTGTCACCGATCGAGTCTCGTACTGAGCTGTGGCCACAGATCCTCCTCTGGTAGGTCCTCCTACGCCGAAAGCCCCCGGGACCGAAGTCACCGGGGGCTAAAGGGGGTTGGTCAGATGCGGGTGAGGGGGCCGTACAGGCTGACGACGCCCTCCAGCGTCTCGCTCATCGGCGACGGGGTGAAGCCGTTGCAGCCTCCGCGGACCTCGCCGCCGAACCGCTCGAACGTCCACGGCTCGTCGTCGCGGTCGTTGTAGGTGGCGCTGAGGTCGTACGTGACGCCATCGTGGGTGTAGGTGTTCTCGTCCTCGACGCGCTCCACCTCAGAGGCGTAGATCTTCATGCCGTCAACCGACACGGCGTACCGGTGCGGGATACCATCGTAGGTCCGAAGGTCACCGACGGCAGTGACAGAGCCGATCTGCCCGTGAACCGACTCTGCGTAGGAGGCGGCCACCACGCGAACACGGTCACCGACCTTGACGGGCTCCGGCTCGTCAACCTTCGTCATGACGTGCGCCATCGCCGTGAAGGTCCGCGGGTCGTCCACGTACGCCGGGGCGTCGACGAGCTTCACGACGTAGACGTCCCCGTCGTCGAAGGGTCCGTACTCGACGGTGGCCTTCGCGCCGGCTCGGGTGGCGAGGGATACGACGTCGCCGACGGCGAACTTTGGGGCCTCGGGGATGGCGGTCAGCTGACTCGCGGAGCCCACCGTCTCCCGTCCGTCCTCCAGCTTCAGGAGGTAGGCCGTCGGCGTGTACCGGCCGCGGAACGGACCGTACGTCACCTCGACTTCACCGTGAGACAGGTGCTCGACCTTCTGCCCGACCTCGAACGTCACTTGCTCTCCCCCTGCGTGTCGGCGATGACGACCATGCGGTCCGCGGCGACGGTCTGCACCGTCAGTGTCTTGCGTGCGATGAAGCCGGAGTCACGCCCCGTCGGCTTCACCTTGACGAGCGGGACGACACGCCCCGTCGCCTTGTTGCTCTCCAGCTCCAGGACGATGCCCTCCGACAGGCGGACGACGTTGCCCTGACGCGACGAATACGAGACGACGACACCGGGCTTGATCTCCGCGCCCGTGAAGTCGGTGAGTCGTGCCTTAGCCACTTCAGCTCTCCTCTGTGAGTGTCTTGTGTACGTCGACAGCGAGGAGGCGGCGATACGCCTCGTAAGCCTGATGGGGGGCAACCCCGTTGCCGATCTTGTGAAGCTGATCCGGGCGCTTCAGACCGGGGACGTCGGTTACCCATCCGTCGGCTAGGCCCATCAGCCACTCTGCAAAGCGGGCCGTTAGACGGCGGCCTCCGCGGGGCCCTACCTCCGTAGGGATAGGCGCCGGGCGACCGGTCACGGCTTCCTGCCGGCGAATTGCGGGCTCGAAGTCGCCCCAGTCCTGAACTTCTTCCTCTGGTTCAGGAAGGAGGAAGCTGACCTCATCGTTCAGAGTGGGCCCGTGGCCGCCGGCCTTCCGCTTGTCCGGATGCTGAGCCGCTCCGTTCCTCCCCAAGTTCACCGTCGGCGTTTTGAATAGGAGCACCACCTCGTTCAGTGGTCGGCTGTTCCGGCCGTGGAGATTGGACGCCCCGGAACGCCAGTCGCGCGCCGTCGGCGTGGGGAGTAGATGCCGTACGGCGTCAGTCAGCGTAGGGGCGGTACGGGTCGGCCCGTATGGGCTTCCGTCCTCCCGCCAACTTGCGCTTCCTCGACTGTCAGCGGCGACGGGAGTGGGTAGCAGGTTGACCACTGCCCCCGGAAGTGCGTAGTCGCCCCCGCTCCCGCGCTGGTTCGGCCCTCCGTGCGGACCGTCAGACGCTCGCGGCGTCGGCAGGAACCGCGAGACCAAACCATCGGTCCCGGTGGTGGGCGAGCCCGATAGATCCTTCGGAAGCTCGTACGCATGTCCACCGCAGGTCATACCCGATCGCGGCCAGGTCGGCAGCGACTTCCGGGAGCCCCCGCGACTTGATCGCTGAGACATTTTCCAGGAAGCCGAGTCGCGGTCGAAGGATGCGAATCGCCTCGATGACGTGGACGTAGACCCCTGATCGCTTACCACGAATTCCCTCCCGCTTGCCGGCGTTGCTGATGTCCTGGCAGGGGAAGCCCGCCGTGAGGATGTCGACCAGGCCAACGAGTTGCGTCCAGTCGTAGACGGTGATGTCACCGATGTTCGGAACGTCGGGGAAGCGGTAGGCGAGCACCTTCGACGCTGCCTCGTCCACCTCCGCGACGTAAGCCACCTTGTCGCCCGTGAGAGCTTCGACGGCCAAGCCCAGACCCTCGTAGCCCGAGCAGAGACTCAGGATCGGCAATGCCTCTCTCCTCCGCGTGTGCGTAGAATCGTGAGTACGCCCGCCCCTCCCGACCGCAATTCGGGAGGAGCGGGCGCAGTGTTGTTCGGCTAGCGCGAGTAGCTCACGCAGCCTTCGCCAGGTCAGCGGTCTCCGCGGCCTCGTAGGCGCCGAATATCTTGACGACCGGCTTGTTGTACGAGATCACCTGACCGGCTCGCGGACCCTTCTTCGGGGTGTAGCTGACGTTCTCGATCGTCAGCGAGGCGCGAACCTGCTTGCCCGGGGTGTCGCCCTCCCCGCTGTTGCCGTACTCGTCGAGCGCCTGGAAGAGCGGGGCCAGGGCCTCGACGAGCTTCCAGGAGCCGGAGTTGAAACGGAACTTGCCCAGCTCCGGCGCGTCGAGGAGTCGGAACTCGATGTCGATGCTCGGCTTCGGGCCGCGCATCTTCGTCGCCTTGTCCTTCCGCTCCGCGATGTACGAGGGGCACCCGCAAGCCTGCCCCTTCTCCTCGTCGGGGCTGAGGTACTGGAAGCCGTCGCAGTGGTGGATCAGGCCGGCGCCGGGCATGAACTGCTTGAACGAGGCGTCGACGCCGTCCGGCTCGATGACGATCTGCACCGTCTTGGCGTCGGTCAGGACCTGGAGGCGGTCCTCCTTCTCCGGGTCCCACTCTTCGGCCGTGCCGCCGAGGAGCTCCGCGACCTTCGCGGCGACCGTGGGGTCACCGGTCGTGACGCGCCACTCGTTGAGGCTCTCCGGCTCGTCCCGCCCGCCGACCTTGACGAGGCGACCGGAGCGGAAGCGGCCGACGGTGTCCGACTCGAACGACGTGCGCTCCTGCGGAGCCGCGTCCGGGTCAGCGTCCCAGATCGACTTCAGGTGGTTCGCCATATGTGAATGCCTTTCGCTGAAGGATGTGTGCGTGTCTGTGTGCGGCCTCTCGGCCTTACACATGGGTTATGTCGTAATGAGCGGCGGATGTGAGGTGGTAGCGCTAAACGTTTTGCGCTAGTTCCGGGCGTCGAGCTCAGCGCGGAGTCGCGCGTTCTCACGGCGCTCGTAGACGAGCTGTGCCTCCGCCGTCTCGTGCCCGGACCGCCACCGATCACGGTCGCGCCGAAGGTGGTCAACCGCCTCCGCGCCCATGTTCGCCTCGTCCGCGGCACGTCGCCGGGCGGAGAGCCAGGCGGATCGGTAACGGTCACGTTGCTTGATCGCCTTGACGAGCCAGTTCCACCGCCTCAGCGACGACGCGCGCTCCTGCTCGTAGGCTGCTCGGTAGGAGCGGTAGTACTTCCCGTACTCAGTGGCGCGGCCACGGGCGGAGAGCCAGGCAAGACGTCGCCATGTCCCCCACTCCATCGTCCGCTTCCAGAGCCGCTCCCATTCCGCCGCGTCGTTGTCCGCGGCGGAGGCGTGTTCCCACCCGAGATCAGCGTCCCGCTTTGACGCTTCGAGCTCAGTCGTCAGGCGCTCCACCTCTGCGTGTGCCTCCGCCACGTCCGCATGCATACCAGTACAGATGCCGTCGACGTTCGCCCCTAGCTCGTCCTCCAAGTCGACAACGCGCTCCGCCAGTTCCCACGCGCTCTGCTGGTAGTAGTTCTCGATGCGCGCGGCACGGTCACGCTCGATCTCCGCTTCCTCGTCGTACTCGGGTGCCTGACCGCACTCAGCCATACGCCAACCTCCTCAGCTCCCGATCCGTTGATGTCACACGCTTCGGATGAAGCAGCTTCCACAGGTCCCCCGGCGTGACATCTCCCGGGAGCCGGCCATCGGAGAACAGATGGATACCGGCACGGAGGTACGCCTCGTCGACGAGCTGAGAGCAGATCAGGTGTCCACTGTCGGCGACGAAGTCCCGCACCCACGCGGGGCGGATGCGGTAGTGCGCGAGCGCTATGGAGCCGTAGTCGAGGAAGCTGTACGGCGTCCCGACGAGGCCGCGAGCGGCACCACAGATCCGCATGCGGTCCGCGGCCGTCAGCGGGACCTTCCCCGTCGACCAGACGACAGGTTCCGCGGCGTCCTCCAGGCGGATGAGCTCCGCCCCTCCGGGCATGGCCTGGACGATCTCCCCGTTGCCCACGTACACGTACGCGTGCTGTACGGGAGCCGCGTCGCCCACGAGTGCCTGGCCGGCGGCGACGAAGCGTCCGGTGAAACCGGAGATCCTCGTCAGGGCGAAGTCTCCGGGTTGGGGATAGGTCATCTCGCCCTCTCCAGTTTCAGCGTGGCTCGTGCGCGCCTCCGGCTACGTTCGGGTTCGGGCACGGGGACGGTCAGGAAGTGCAGCAGTGGCGCGCGCTCGATGATTCGCTGGAGCCTGAGCCGCTGGATGTGGCGGACGAGCATGACCACCTTCGCCCGCTCCTGCTCCAGCTCCCACGTCTGCCTGAGTCGGAGCTCGTCGACCCACCGCATGCCCTCACAGGACTTGCAGCACGCTGCGCGGCCGTGCCAGGGGGTCTCGCGGAAGTCGTTCCGGTCCTTCCGACGTCGGCACTGCTCGCACAGGAGGGTGCTCTTTCCGCGCGGGTGCGTGCGCTCGAACTCGTCGCGGATCGCGTCGGCGAGGGTCGTCACTTCTCCTCCAGTCCTGCAAGCCACTTGCGGTAGAAGGTGAGCGCTTCCTCCGGTGTGGCGAAGCCTGAGTGCGCTCCGCCTGCTTCAACTGCCGCGATGCGCTCGCGGCAAAGCTGGGCGTTCTTCACCCGCTGCTCTGCCATTCGCTCCGCCTCGGTGGGGAGGTCAGTCGTCGGAAGCGCGTCGACGATGACGAGCCGATCTGGCCCCACGTGGACGCGCTCCTTTCCGTCGGCCCAGCCCCCTCCGTAGGCCCGACGCACGACCTTGACCCACACACGGCCGGACGGAGTGAAGCCGTCAATAACGCCCTCCACGAGGGCGATGGAGCGGCCCACCGGGGCGCCGTAGATGCACGGCGCCCCCTCCACGATCTCGACACCGCGAGCGTCTTTCAGGACGTCGCTCATCCCTCGCCCTCCAGCCACTTCGCCACCTGCAACACGTCGTAGACCGTCGCGTCGTCGCTCCACTTCAGCCCCGACACGAGGGCGTGCGCGTTCTGGAAGACGGACGCGCGGTCCATGACGTCGGAGACGGTGGGAAGGGGCGGCGTGTAGTCCTCCTCGTCGGCGAGCTCCGTGACAGGGGTCAGCGGACCCCATCGCCGTTCGGCGTGGTCAATCGCGCAGGGCTCGGAGTCGTCGACGTCATCGCCGCCGATCTCGATCACCCGAACACGATCGTCGTCGACGGACTCCCAGATGTCCCCGCCGTTGTCGATGTACCTCACTGGCTCTCCTCCAGGTCGTACGGGTACGTGTGCGTCTCGCGCTTCTCCTGCGCGCGCTGCTCTGAGCTCTTCAGGAGCTCGTCGAACTCCTCGCCGGCGCGTTCGGCGTCGGTGCGGGTGTCCTTCGCGTGGCGGGGCATCAGGTCACCTCCGGGTCGATCTCATCGGCCGCCTCGTTGCAGTCGCCCATGTGGTCGTCGGTGTAGTCGCGGAGCCGCTCGGAGTTGCGGATCTTCTCCGCCAGGGCGTGAGCGTGACGGTTGAGGAAGTCGCGGGCGAACTCCTTCGCCTTCGGCTTGTCCCCCGTGATCCGGTACTCCATTGACCACAGCTCTTCGAAGAGCTCCGCCTCTTCGTCGACGGACTCAGGCATCAGTCACCTCCGGGTCGATGCGGTCCAGAGAGTCATGCCAGCCGGCTACGTACCGCGTCACGCGCTCCGTCTCGTGCGGGTAGGAGCGCGGCCCGACGAACGCCCGGCCCTCCTCCGCCAACCCGTGCGCATGCTCTCTCAGCGCCTCGTCGACGAGCCGCTCCGCGCGTGCTTCGTGCTCTTCGTAGCGACCCATGCCGGAGGTGGCGAGGGAGCCGGTGAGGATGAGGATGAGGGTGTCTCGTTTGGTCACCTGGACACCTCCGGGTCGATCAGCTCGGGCAGCTTCTCAGCGCGCTGCATCCACTCGCGGTCGTCGACGTAGACCGGACCGTTGTTCATGACGTCCAGCTCTGCCCGCTGCCTATCCGCCAACTCGTGCGCGTGCGCCCGGAGAAGGTCGTCGAGGAGCTCCGACAGCTCGTCGTACCCCTCGTACATGCGCCCCAGCTCCATGTGAATGGAGGCGCGCTCTTCCTCTACGGTGCGAGCCGTCACCACCCCTGCACCTCCTCCGCTTCCTTGATCAGGGCCGACAGGTCGTCGGAGTTCATACGCACCGTGGAGATCGTCTCGCCGCGAGCGTTGCGCGTTTCGAGGTCGTACTCGATTCCGACGGGCGTGATGCTGACCGACGAGCCGTCGGCCGTGTGTATGGTGGTTCCGCCGTTGATCATGCTGAGGTCTCCTCTTCCGGCTCCTTCAGAGCGGCGTTCAGGTCGTCGACGGACGCAGTGCGCTTACCGGCCAGCGCCTTGCGGAGCCGAGCGAACAGCCCTTGTACGCGCTTCTCCTCGCGCTCCACGGCGCGCTTCCATCCGCGCTCGCGCTCCTCCGCGGCTTCCTTGTTCCACTTCAGGAGCTTCAGCTCCTGAACCAACTCGTCGTGGCTCCATGAGGCGTAGGTGTTGGCGAACGCCTCCTCTGCCTTCCGCTGTCGCTCCGCGGCTTCCTCCCTGCGGCGCTCCAGCGCATCCCAGACGGAGCCAGCGTCGGCCGCCTCCCCCACGGCTCCCTTGAGGCCCTGCCCTGGACGAGGAGCGCCGTCGACGAAGCCGGCCCACCCCTCCGCGAGCCACTTCGTCAGTTCTCCGTGCAGCTCCGACACGTCTTCACGAGTGAGGAGGATCGTCCGCCCTCCGCCGGTCGTCGGGTGGAAGACGTGGAAAACCACGTCGTCACTTATCGGCGTCTTGTGTGATGAACCGACCGTCATCGCGCTTCGCCCTGCGTGCGACATCTCCGGATTCAGGACACGCATGCGGCTGAACAGGTACACGCTCTCTCCTCTCATGTGGTGACACGCCGAAAGCCCCCGGCGCCGAAGCAGCCGGGGGCTAGGTCATACGTGTGTGACTTGTGCTAGGCCATCGGGCTGTAGGGGAGTTCGATCTCCTTCCACGACGTCGGCTCTCCGCGGTCGTCGACGGCGTTCAGCTCTAGCGCAATGAGCGCGCAGGCGTCGCCGAGGTCCAGGTAATACCCGTCCTCCGCAGCCGCCTGGATCGCGGCTTCGATCGCGCTGGCGTGCTCTTCGAGAGTCATGCGCGGGCCTCCGCGATGCCGAAGCCGATGATTAGTCCGACGATCAGGGCGATCAGCTCCATGCGTCACTTCTCCTTATGACTCGACGCCAGAAGCAGCAGAATCACGACCACGAAAACCACCGCCGCACCCTCCACGTCAGCGCCTCCGCTTCTTCGAGGGAGCCTTGTAGGCCGGCGCCTTCGGCTTCGAGGTGTTCGTCTTCTTTGTCGACGGGTGGTGGACGTCGATCTCGTAGCACGTCGACGGGGACGAGTCGTCACCCGCTGCGCAGGCGGTCAGGAGGAACGAGGCCGCGATGATCGGGGCCAGGATCGCAAAACGTTTCACGGTGCTCTCCTCGTGCATGCGAAGCGGGGCGCCCGATGTGGACGCCCCGCGTGAGTGACTGGCGTTACTTGCGGAACTTCTTCGCGACGAGGGAAAGCGCGTCGGCCCCCAAGACGAGGAGCAGTGTCGCGCCGTAGCCGAGAGGCGGAACCTCGTCCACCACTCCGTGCGCTGCGCCGGCCGCGAGCATCAGGACGTAGGAGACGAGCGGCAGCATGGCGAGTGCGCTCACGAGCCGCGTGAAGTGCCGCTGAAACTCCGCCCTCTGCCGCTCCTCCTGCGCAGCCTTCCGGAACTCCGCAGCGGTCGTCGGCGTGCTGTGAGTCATCCGCTCTCCCCCATCAGGAAGCGCGCGAAGCGCTCCGTTGCCTGAACCTTGTCGTGCATCTTCACGCCGTCCTGGAAGCCGCGAGAGTTCGTGCTCATGGCCTCGACGTGCTCGCAGGCTAGCTTCAGGGCGGCGACGCGGGACATAGGCATCGACGGCCCCTCCTCCATCGCATTGAGAAGGGCCCCGACGGTCCCCATCAGGTTGACGAGGTCTCTCGGTCCTGGACTGGCATCGATACGTTCCCAGTACTCCCGCGCCCGTTCGAGTGCCGTCACTCGCTCTCTCCACTCAGTAGGGAGATCTCTCTCGCCTGGCGCACGATGGCCGCCTTCATCTGCGCAACCTCGTCCGGGGGCCCGTACTGCTCTCGGATGTACTCCGCGTTGGCCTGTGCGCCCTCGTACTTACGCCGCCAGCTGTCTCGCTCCCGCTTCACGCTGCTCAGCTCCGTGCGGATCGGGGCGGTGTTGTCCTGGCGTTCGGCAAGGGCCTTCCACAGCGCGACCTGTTCGGCGGCCTCGTCCCGCTCACGCTCCAGGCGATGCACAGCGTTGCTCAGGGCCTCCACATTCGCCGGCGAGCAGTCGAGCCCCTGACGGAACGGGGAGTCAGCCGCGCGCTTCCAGTTCGCCGCCTCCTGCTCCCAGTGATCGCGGTCGTTGGAGAGACGCTGTATCTCCGTGAGGGCGTCGTCGAGGGAGCGCTTCAGCTCCGCGCGGATAGGGTCCACGTCCCGGATGTGCTGCTTCAGTCCGTGCCAGACGTATGCGGGAATCTCTACGGTGCGGTCCCCAGGAAGAGCAAGCCGCATCCGGACGGGATCCTCACCCTCCATCAGGACCGCGTCGCCGGGAATCGGCGTGTAGGTCGTACTCACGCCGCACGCCTTTGAGTCCCCGTGACGAGCTCGCCACCACTCGCGATGGGCCGGCCGACGACCTTCTTCTTACCGCCCGCCTCCCAGTCGAAGACGCCGCGGAGGTGGAGGAAGGTCGCGTAGATCTCCTCGTCGCACTTCACCGGAACGAACTGCCACCCCTCTGGTCTCACGTGGAGAACCGCGCCTCCGGCCATCTCCGGGACGTCGACGCTCTCCCCGGACTCCGCCAGGATGATGCGGTCGGCGTAGCGATAGGCGGACAGCTGGAGCGCTACGGAGTCGTAAACGCTCTTGCTCGTCTTCCAGTCCAGGCAGACAACCTCCCCGTCCACCTTGGCAATGGCATCGAAGCTGCCAGCGTACCGGTGCGTGTCCGACCACACCGTCTCCTCCAGGTACAGGAACTCCGGCTGGATCTCCTGAAGGAACTCTCGGAACCAGCGGACGTGAGGCTTGACGTCGACGTGCAAGTGCCTGTCGTTGATGACTTCCCCGCGCGCCAGGCGCTCGAAGTAGTCGTGAGCCGCGGATCCTAGATCCGACGCCGCCTTGCTCTTCCGGCGGTGCGCGTTCTTCAGGTAGTCGATGGCGCCGGCGGGGTCACGCTCGACGAGCTGAGAGACCAGGTCCCAGTTGTGGACCGCAGCCTCCGCGGCCTCCTTCGCCGCCCAGAACGTCAGGAAATCCTTCGGGAGCATGCCCCCGACGCTCGTCACGCCCGGGACCTTGATGTCCCCGTCCTCTGGGTCGATGTAGAAGCGGGACCCACCGCGCTTGATTGTCGATACTCCGGCCATGCGACCTCCAGTGTCGTTCGCTGCTGACACATGGGTTATGTCGTAATGCCGGGCAGTTGTGAGGCTCCTCGTCGAAGATCTTCCGCCTCGTCCCCGGCGGCCAGACCTCGGACAAAAACGCGAACTAACCCCTATTTTCCAACCCTCTCTAACGCGCGTAGTAGAGAAGGGAAATTAGGGGTTAGTTTGGCCAGTTGGACCAGCTGGAGGACGAGGACGCCGGCCGACGTGGAGGAGTGGTCAGGCGCCTGACCTGGAGGTTTTCAGGTGCTTACGCAGTGCCCGGACCTGACTTTCGATGCCCTTCAGGTGCTCGTCGAGTTTGGCACGCTGCCCGTCGGTCATGTCGACGTCGATGATGTCGGGCCGCAACTGCGTCACGATACCGCCCGCAACCTCCGCTAGACGGAGTTGATCCGCGGTCGCCTTCACCCTCGACCCGGGTGAGCGCTGCTCGACGACCGTCTCCCGCACCTCACCCTTCGGCGTGCGCTTCGACGCGGCCGTCTTCTTTGCCGGCGTGGTGACCTCTTGGACCGGGCCTGCCTCGACGGCAGCAACTACCTTCGTTGCGTTGATGATCGCCTGGTTCGTCGCCCGGGTGTCCTGCTGACGTTCTAGAGCGGACTCAGGGATGAGCCCGAGCCGCTTCAGCTGTCGCGGGGTCAGGGTGGAGCGCAGTGCGTTGTTGACGTGGTACCGGACGGCTGTCTTAATGCGGTCCTCGTCGACTCCGGCGCGACGGTACATCTCATTGATGGCTTTCCGGTACTCGCCGTCACGGCCTAGCCAGTCGTCGTGCTGACGTCGCAGTGCCAGGATCACAATTGCGATGTTCTTCAAGAGGATCGTCGGGTGCTGCTCGACCCGCCCCCACTCTTTCGCGTACGCGGCACCACGGGCGAGGAGCATCTCCTCCGCCTCGTCCTTGATGTGGTCGAGCTCCAGCGGACGCGGGTCATTGACGTCGACGCGCGCAGCCTCGCCCTGTGATCGTCGGGCAACCTCGCTGGAGCTCATCTGACCGGTACCTCTCGAAGTGGGAGCGCCGCTGACTTTTGGAGAGTAGCGCAAAACGTTTGACGTTGGCAGACCCTACAACAAGTCAGCGGCGCATGATCACTCTTCCGTGAACGGCTTCCCGCAGACACCACAGATGATCGGCCCTGCGGCAGCGACGGTCTGTGAGATGCGGAAGCTTCGCGCCGGGGTGCACTTGCACCGTAAGGTCAGGCGGTCAATGCGGGACTTCGTCGTCGGCAGTGCCAGGTGCGGCAACGTCAGTGGGATTGCCCGCTCCAGCGCCTCCAAGTCGGGTGCGTGTCGGCGTCGAGCTGCGTCGCTCAGGACGAAGCTGTCGTACCCGCGGCTCCCTGATCTCTCCGCGCCCTCCTCCCACTCCAGACCTATTTCTTGCGCAGTCGTGAGGAAACTTTGGTTGTGGTACGAGCCCCGCGCGGTGAGATCCTTGACCTCTCTTCTCCAGTTGAGGATGTGTGCAGCGTCGTGGAGGACGGTGACGATGAAGGTCTCAGCACCTTGCGTCAGGACGTCGGCGTTGACGACGAGTCCCGTGACAACGCCGTCGTCCAGCCCCCATCTCTCCGGGCCGTGGTCGTACATACGCGACGTCGGGGAGACAGTGGGCCGTATGGGGGGTAGGTCCGGTACCTCCGAGCGCAATCGCTCCCATAGAGCGTTGAGCGCGTCCAGTAGCGGGCCGGGTGAGGTCGGCATGCGCGGAGTATAGGGTCTGCGTCGACCGCCACACCCGACAGGAATCGGCCCATCCGTGACGGTTTCCTACCCCTGGAAACGCAAAAAGCCCCGCCTCCCGGAGAGGGAGACGGGGCTTTCTGTCCTGTGGCGTCGAGGTTCTTGAGGTTTCAGTAACCGCTAGTAACCGGTCAACGCGGTTTGTTTGTGGTGAGGGTCACACCAACTTAGGTTAGGCGGGGGTAACCTTCCGTCGCGCACTCTCACCGACGAGTAGCGGCAGGGCGACGACACCCACAGCGCCGATCGTCTCAGCCGTCCCCGCGTCGATGGCGGGGAAGACGACCGCCAGTGCAAGGACTGCCGACGTCAGGAGAGCCCGCAGGCGGACAGGCTCCGTCGAGGCGAAGTCCTGGAGGGCTGTTTTCGCGCGGAGGGTGAGGGCGTGGAGGTACATCTTCAGGGCGTACAGGTCCATGAGTGCCTTTCGGTTAGAACTTCAGGGCCATGCGGGCGGACTCCAGGGCGTGAATCTCGTCCCAGATCCGTTCGAGCTGCTTGCCCAAGTGGGCAAGGTCGCCGTCGTTCTGCACGAGGTAGTGAGCCGACTCGGGCCCCAACTGCTCCGACTCGTGGTCGAGCAGCGGGACGCCGGGACGGTTGATGTGGAGGAGTCGGAACCCTGCGCGCTTCAGGCTCTCGACCTCGTTCGGGTACCGGACGTCAGTGACGACGACCGGGACGCCCGCGTCGTTGGCCTCGATCGCCTTCGCGAGAACTGGCCGGATCCAGATGTCCGGGTCCACGGCGCGCATGGAGCGTCCGAACTCTTGGTAGAGGCGGCGCACCTCGGGCACATCCTTCGCCCGCTCCGGCCCCCAGAACTCCAAGACGTCGGCCAGGCGCTCACCTTCACTGACCAAGTCGTCTTCGTCTGTGCCGACAATCGGGTTCACATCCAGCGCAGCCGCCTTCAGGGCATCCGCGAATGCCACGCGCCGGTAGCCCCGCCCGTCGACGAACCACTTGCCGGCCGTGTCCTTGCCGACCCTCGCGCGACCGATGATGCCTACGTTCACGTCCCTATCCCCTCTGCTGGTTACAGAGGGGTTGTGTCGTAATTCGAGGGCGATGTGAGGTGGAGGGAGGAACTTCTTACAGCGAGACCCAGTTACCGCCCGACGGGACGACCGTCACCGACGCTCCAGCCGCAACCGTCTTCGTCGCACTGCCGTCGATGGTCTCCGAGCCAGCAGCCGCGAGGGTCAAGGTGTTCGCTCCAGTGTTCCGGAACGTCTGCTTGAGTGACACGTTCCCCGCACTGGCCAGCGTCACCGTGAAGGCAGAAGCCGTGTTACAGATCAGGTACCGGTCCGTGAGCCGTGCCGTCGCTGCGGCGCTCAGTGCCCGGACACCCAACGGGTTCTGACCGTCGACGATGTCCAGTCCGGTCGGCTTCCCGCCCGTCGTCAGGTTCGCGACGGTATAGAGGCCCGTGAGCTTGACCGTCCCGCGGGCTGCCGCAAGTCCAGTGCCCGACGTCGTGTCGGTGAACGAGGGAGTGGACGTTTCAGTGTCGAGCTGATCGATGTCGAGGAAGGGACCGATGCCGCCGCTTCCCACGCCCACGATCATCACGTTGTGCGTGCACGCTTCGACGCTGATCTGAGCAACCTTGATCGCGTGCGTCGCTCCGACGGAGCCGAAGTAGATGCCGACGACGCAGAGCCCCGCCCACGAGTAGAGGATGCGGGAGTCGAGCAACGTCGTATGCTCAGTGGCATAGAACGCGTAGGTGTAGCCACCGTGGCACGTCAGGTTTCGGACTACGCAGTAGTCATTGTTCCCGTTCGCCGGCATCAGGGCGCCGATGCTGAGGCCGTTCGCGAACTGGTTGACCGACGCGAAGTCGTTCGCGGGGACTACGCCCGCCGCTCCGTATGCCACGTCCTCCACGTGGGCGTTGGCGATACCGGAGAAGTCGAAGGCGGTGTACGTCAGTCCGTACAGCGAGTACGCCGTCAGGATGTTGAGTCCCCGCAGCGTGACGAGCATGTTGGAGAACGTACCGGGAGCGACGCCGTAGCCTCCAGGCTGAGCGGGGCCTCCGAGGACGCACCCGTTGCCGTTCGCGCTGATGGATGTGTTCTGCGCACTGACGGAGGCGTGGACGCCGAAGGACACCAGCGTCGAGCCGGACGTCTGCGGAACCGTCTGCTCCCAGTGCTGGAGTGCAGCCCCGTTCGTCGCGCCTTCGATCGTCAGGACGACCTTCCGGCCCGTCGAGGCGACGACCGGGATCGTCAGCTGCGCGTTGCCCTTCGTCGAGCCGCCAGTGACTAGTGCCCCTCCGATGCCGTAGAAGCCCGTCGATGCGGGGATGAAGACGCGAGCCGCTCCGCCGTTGGCCTGCGCCCACGTGACGGCGTCGTTGATGGCGTTCTGGATCGCTGTCGTGTCGTCGGTCGCCCACATGACCACGGCGTTCGTCACTGTCGTCGCGGCGTTGACGGACAGGGTGACGTGCCCGGAGTCGGTGAAGGTGCTGATCGTGGCGACGAGGGTCGTGACGCCAGTCGCGCCCGCCCCCTTCACCATGATCTTCTTCCCGACGTCCGCGGAGGTGAACGGCGTTGACGTGGCGCACGTGAGGACCGCGGACCCGGAGGTCATGGCGCCGTCTGCCTTCACCTGGCCGTCGCCCTTAGCGCCGTACGCGGCAGCCTTGACGTTGAATACCCAGTCGCCCGTGTCAGCCTTAGCCAGGGTGGCGTAGGTGCTCGCGGCCGTGGCAGGGGTCAGGGCGCCGATCGCGGCCGGCGTGACCCCCAGGTTCGAACGAGCCGACGCCGGGTCCGTCAGGTCGGCGAGGTTGCCCTCCTTCGCGAGGTACTTGCCGTCGGCGCGCGTCACTTCGCCGCTGATTGCAGTCGTCAGGCTCGTCGTCGAGGCCGCACCGGAGACGTCAGCGACGGCCAGGACGACCGCTCCCGTCCTCCCCGCGACGCTTGATACGGCGCCTCCGGAACCGAGCGAGTGACCCGCGGGCCACGTGCCGGACGCCTTCGGGCCGTAGATCGTCCACGCGGCGTTGTCGAGCCAGTAGTCGCCGTCCGTGCCGTCGGCCGACGTGGGCGCAGCCGTCCCGCTCAGGATCGTCTTCCCCGCGGGTCCGGCGACGAGGAGGAACTCTCCGTCGCTCTGCGTGGCGGGGGCGATGTCGGCGAGATTGACGGTGCCCGTCGCCTTCGGAAGGGCTATGTAGTACGTCCGGGAGGCCGCACCGGTAAGCGATTCCGTCACGCTGTACGTAAAGTTCGTGGGCCGCGCGTCCACGTTGTCCGTCGCGATCAGAACGACGGAGAAGGCGCCAGTCACGTCGAGCGTGACGGTGATCGACCCGCCTGCCGTCGCGTCGGCGCCGGAGAGCCGGACGTAGTCAGGGGCGGAGAAGGAGACGGTCCCGGAGAACGGCGTCCCGTCAGGGCGGATGTATCGACCCGTCAGGGTCACGGTTGCAATGCCTGCGGGCATGGTCATGCGGAGTCGCCTCTCTGCGGACGTCCTAGGAGGAGGTGTTCGGCGTCGTGGCCGGCCTGCCACTCCCGGACGCGGGCAACGCCCTCACGGACGTCGTCAAGGTCGTCGCGCACATCGTCAATGCGCGTGTTCAGCACGTCGCCCAGTGCGGCGAGTTGCTCTCTGGTGGCGGTCCCTTGCTCCTCCACGGCTCCCGCTGTGTGCCGCTGAAGGGCACGCAGTGCGGGGAAAGCCGTGAGCACGGCTGCGCCAATGACTGACGCAGCCGTGATCAGAGCAACCAGGACTTCGGTACTCACGCCTTCGCCGTGAAGCCACGGCGAGCAGCGAGCTTCTTCAGGGACTCCAGACCGACGGCACCCGTCGCGGACGAACCCTTGTATCCGACCTTCCGGCGGAAGTCGTCATACGCCTCCTGCGTCAGCGTCCCCCACGAGCCGTCGACGTACTTCGACGTCAGGAGCCCTTCCGCCTTCAGCGCAGCCTCGACGACCTTGACCTCCGTCGGGTAGGTCGTGTGGCCGGTCGTCGCCGGCATGTCCTTCGCGCGAGCGGCGTTGAGGTGGGCAACGGAGACGACAGGCTTAGCCGGCGTGGACGGCTTCGGCGTCGAGGGAGTCGCAGGAGCCTTCGGAGCCGCAGCGAACAGAACGGCCGGCGAGATGTTGCCCGGGTCCCAGTGGTCGTTGCCCGGAATGTTGCAGTGCCCGTAATGGCCACCCTTCGTCAGCCACGTCGAGCGGGTACGCTTCGCGTTGCTGTCGCCGTACTGCGTGGCCAGGGCGCCCATGGGGAAGACGTCGGGGACGCCCCACGAACGGATGGCGCGCATCAGGGCCTTGAAGTTCGGGCCCGGCTTCCAGGTCCGCGTGAACGGGGAGCCTGCTCGCCCGAGAACTTCGATCTGAATGCAGACCTTCCCCGTGCGGTTCGTCCTCGTCGTCCCGTCGTTCTTCAGCGCGCGGGCCGACTCGTTCAGCGGGCCGTACTGCGCGAGCCGGTCAGTGCTCGGGTCGTAGAGGATGTGCGGCTCTGCTCCGATGCTGATCAGGTACTTCCCGACGGCGTTGAACGAGGCGTCACCCTGCCCGCTCTCCGTGGTGTGCCAGACGACGCGACCCGGGTTCGACGGCGTGTCCATCGCTCCCCCGATGCTGCCGTCCCCGAGTCGTTCCGCTTCCTTGATCCAGATCTCACCCATGCGTGATCCCCTCCAGGGCATGAAAAAGCCCCGTCACTACGGGGCGTGAATGTCTTGTGGTGTGGGTTAGTCGCCGGCGGGCGAGAACATGACGCCGTCGAGGCCGAACCATCCCGGGGAACCGGACGAGCTGATGCCGCCCCCGCTTTCGACGGTGTAGGTCATCACTCCGTCACTCTGGACTTCGATGCGTGCCGTATACCGGCTGACGCCGTCAGTGGTGACTCGCTTCGACGGCACTATGTAGTACCTGGAAGTAGCGGGGGCGACGGAGGACGGTACGGATGCGAATGGGACGAACGTTCCGTCGTCCTCCAGGCTTGCGCCGCTGCTCCGCTGGATTCTCCCCCGGAGCTCGATTCCCCCTCCGGCCTTTCTCCGCCATCCCGGAGATCCGCCATTCGCGGCGTAACCCGTTTTGTAGGTCAACGGTTGCCACGGACCGTCAGACAACAGGAGCCACGTTCCGTCAGCCTGCCGTCCCTCCCACCGGTCTTCGGCAATTAGGTACGTGACCATTCCCGGAACGGGCTTAGCGTCTCCGGACAACGTCGCTGCACGAGCGTTGGCGTTGGCGAAACGGAGCACGGTCAGCGGAACGACAGCGTTTACGAGCGTTGACAGTGCAGTCTCGATGTTCGGCACATCGGCGAGCACCGGGTATTGAACGTTCTGCCCGTACTTATCGCCCTTGGGCATAGCGGCAGTCTCCTTTTTAAATTGAATTCGGTAGCACTACTACCGCTAAGACGTGGCAAGGGCGCCGATGACAACCCAATTTCCGTCGGAGTTCGTCAGGACGACGACGTGGTCATTGACGGCCGCCGTGTATGCCTTAAGCCGCCGCACCTTCGCTACCGGCCCGTGGGCCGTGGCTATGTCGACGGTCCCGTCCGTGTAGACGGCCGTCACGGTCGCCAGGCGCCACGCGGCGGCCTCCTGCGTGATGGTGCGGCTTGCAGCACGTTGGACGGCGTCTGCGAGCCGCTTACTGGTCGTCACGACGCGTCCTCCTTCCCGCCTCGGAGGCTGATAGAAAAGCTGCCTTCAGCCGTGAGCGGGATCGTCGCGGATTGCAGGATGAAGAGTTCTTTGCGCTTCTCGTATCCGATTCGCAGGCAATCCCCGCCCTCCAGGGCAGGGTTAGGGACACTGTCTATTGACGTCGCCACATTCGGTGCTATCGCGTCGAAAAGCGCGTAGTCCGCGGCAGCCTGACAGGCGCCCGTCGTCGTCCACAGGGAAGACGAAATAAACTTCGGTACCCTGCCGAAAGGACCGCCCCATCTCGTGGGACTGGAAGGGCTACTGTCGTACGCAACGGCGCTCACCGGAACACTGTTTGATGCCGTGTTCTCACCCGACGCGACAACGGCGTTGTAAACGGCCGTTCTTGACATCTGGCGGGAGGCGGACATGAGCGTTCCGCCCTCTCCCTCGTTGATGTCCCAGACAACACGAGAGGAAAGGACTTCGGGAACGTCGGTGATTACGAACTGGTCGAGCGCGTCGACGTAGATGTCCGCCTGCATCGCCAGTGCTATCTGTTGAACGGCGTCCCAACGGTCAGCGTTGGCGTCCCATGTCGTCACTGCGACAGCTGGATTGCGTCCGCCAGCCGTGGCATTGACGATCACGGCGTCTGGGAGTGTTTCGCGAATTAGTGCACTGATGGCGTCGACGCAGTTCGCGTATCCGCGAGTGGTCTTCGGCGTGAGGAACTTGTCGTCGATGATGTAGCACTCCGACGACTTGCCCGTCAGGGTCACGGGGCCGAAGTGCACGTCCCCTTGCGGCTCGTCGATGCGGAAAGTCCCAAGCGGGACCATCTCTGCCAGCCCGTTCGCGTACCGAATTCCGCGGCTGACGACGAGCGACTGACCGTAGACCGCCAGAGGGTCTATCGCATTCCACGGGAGGAACTTCGGGTCGCTCACCGTCAGGGCGAGGGATCGCCGGATCTTCGACCCACGGTCGATGGTCACGGCTCCGTCGGCGATCGGAAGGTCAGCCTTCAGCAGTGCGCCGGCGTAGTGGACGTCAGCCCTGGCGATCATGGAGTGAGAGGTCGGCAGGGTCTGGAGGAATCGGGAGCTGACGGCGTACATCAGCCCCCCTGAATTCCGGTGTAGACGTCAAGCCAGGAGTTCGCGTTGGTCATGACGTCGAGCCAGTCAGCGCGAGTGTCAAGCACTGATTGCCACGTGCGATCAGTTGACCCGGTGATGCCGCCAACTGGCCTGTCGACCTCGGTCAGTGGGACGCTCCACGTCCGGTCCCGGTATCCCGCGTACTCGGCTACGTGCGCCTCGGTCACGTCGCCTACCTGGACGTAGACGTCACGCTCGCCCCACTCGCTAGGCCACTGGAGAAGCAGCGTGTTCCCTGTCTCCAGGAGCCACCACATGGAGTCGAGTTCGTCTTGTGTTTCCGTGACCAGGGTCATCGTCCCCGTGCGCGACGTGCGGACGTCAGAGATGATGATGGGCCGGGCACGGCCGCGGACCGGGTTGACGCCCTGTCGTGCGCTCCTCGTCCAGTCGGGCATGCCGCCCCGCGAGACGACCGCCTCCGCCCAACGGGCGGGGAGGCCAGGGTCTTTGATGACGACCATGGTGTCCGGGGGTTCCGGCAGCGTGATCGGCTCTGAGGTGGAGGCCCGGTAGTAGCTGGAGGTGGTCCAAACCCTGACGTAGTACCGGCATGCGACACCCAAAGGAGCCTCATAGTCCTCGACGATTGCCAGATCCCCCGTGATCGTGGCGTTCGTCAGGTCACCGTCAGGGCCTCTGAGTGGTGTCATGGAGCCGTCGTCGAGCATCCTCCAGGCGCCCCACTTGGTCATGCCGTCAGTCGTGAGACCCTGAATCGAGATCCGGGCACCGTAGCTGCCCGAGACCAGGTCGGCGACCGCTCCGAGACCTCCAGGAGCAACCGAGAGGTTGTCAGCGTAATAAGTGTCCCCGTTTGCGGGGCTCAGGAACCGGAATCCGATCTTGAGAGCAACGGCGTTGTCCGGAGCTACAGCCGACCCGATGGGGGCGTACCACCCTGTGTTCGTCCCCAGGTACCACCGACTGAAGCTCGTCGATACGAGTATTCCAGCGGCGCTGTACCAATAGAACATCAGGTCAATCAGGGGCGCCGTGGTGCGTCCCGAGTGGTACAGGTGCGGCGTGATCCGGTACGCCTGTCGGGGCGTCACCGGTACGGACGAGGCCAATTGAACGACCGCGTCACTCGTCCCGTCGCACGTGATCTTCAGGGAAGCGATGCCTTCCCACGCCACATCCTCCGAGCGGGCTTTAGTGCATCCGCCTGCCGCGACCCACGACGTTGACCCGGTCTCCATGCCTTGCGCGGCGTAGCCCAGGAGGCTGCCAGCGATAACCGGAGCCGGGAGAAGGGCCATTTGGTCGCAGAGCCACGTCTGACCGACGGCTGTAGCAACCGGCTCCAGTACAAGCCTGGCGGTCACGGCTCCGGCGGGAGCCGTGCCGATTACAGCTATCCGCGTCCACGCCGACGGGGTCAGCACCCGCTGTTGCGTGCTCGTGGAGAGGATGTTGCCGTCGACGTCGTACCACCGAACGTTCGTGTACCAGTCGGAGGTCGACGGCGGGGCGTACACCCAGACGTACGAAAAGTACTCGACGCCTGCCGTCACGGAGACTGCGTTGGCGTGCGTTGCGCGGCAGGAGCCGGTACCTGTCGACGTGATCGACAGGGAGCGCCATCCCTCGAAGGACTGCGTTGACGAAGTGCTAACCGTCGTCTGCCAAATCCCTTGCCACCCTGTCGCGTCTACTTCACAGCTCTGCACGCTGTAGGGCAGCAGGTTGCCGGGGATCGTGGCAGGCGGACCGAATGAGACCAGGTCCGTCGTGATCGCGGCTCCGGCCGTGAGCCCGGTTGCCGTGACGGTGACGGATGCGTATGCGGCTCCAGCCGGGGCCGTGGCGATAAGAACGGGCGGAGGGGTCACCCACGCCGTACTGTTCGGGAGGGTTGAGGCCGCGCTCGTCACCGACGAGATAGCGGTTCCGCCAGTGACGGCCGCGTACCACGTGACCGTGACCGTTGACGTCCGTCCCGAGGCAGCTACGACGTTTGAGAAGTAGCTGTACGCCGTGTACACGTTGCCAGCCGTCACAGCCACGCGCGCAGAGGTGGTGGCCGTGACGGAGCCAGCGGCCGTAGCCGTCAGCTGAAGCGACGTGGTGCCGGAGTACGCACGGGACGTACTCCGGACCATCGTCGTGTTCGAACCTGCCGCCCACCCGGAGGTGTCCGTATCGATACTGGAGGTGTTCGACGGCAGGAGGTTGGTTGCGACGCTCACTCGACGCCCCCAGGTGCCGGCTCGATTCCTCGTCGGGGCCTGGTGTCAGGGGAGTCGATCTGCTCCACTGGGGGCGCCTCGTAGACGGGAATCTCGTCCGCCTCGTCCATCACGTCCACCTTCCGTCGTCAATGGCCGAAGCCGTGAGTGATTCGCGCGCCGTCACCTCCGTGCGCACAATGTCCGTGATCTCGCGGTCGCCAACGAAGACCTTCACGTCGGCGTGGATCTCCGTCGCTCCGCCGCTCTTCGCGGCTCGGATGTCGTCCCACTGAGACCCGGTGAAGACGGGCTCCGGGGATCCGGTGCCGTTCGCGACGAGGGAGAGACCCGGCGGTAGGTAACCGCCGTCGTCGTACCAATGCGGGGAGCGGCCAAGCCACTTCGCGTACGCGGCCGACGGGGAGCCGTAGTCGGGACGATGCTTGATGTAGTCCAGGCCCCAACGGATCTGCGTCGCAGCGTTGCTCTTCCAGTCGGAGCCGGCAGACGCCATCTTTGAGCCCGGAAGTGCCTGCGGGATTCCGTAGGCACCGGAGCTGCGGTTTTCCGCGTTCCAACGCCAACCGGACTCGCCCTGCCACAGCTTCTCCAGGGCGGGGAACTGGTCCGCTCCCCATCCGAACTGTCCGAGGAGTCCCTTCGCGTACGCCTTCGCCGAAGAGATGCTCTTCGACGTCGCCGTCCCCGCTCCGCCACCCGTCAGGTATGGCATGGGGTCAACCGACTTGCCGTTGACCCGCGCCTCCAGGTGGAGGTGAGGGCCAGTGACGTTGCCCGTCGCGCCAACCTTGCCGATCTGTTGACCCTGCGCTACGTGCTGGTTGAGCCCGACGAGGATCTTGGAGAGGTGCGCGTAGAGGGAGGACAGGCCGCCACCGTGGCTGATCTCCAGGTGGTTGCCGTACGGTCCCGCGGTGCCGACGCTCGACACCGTTCCGCCGGCGACCGCCTTGACGGCTGTGCCGATGGCTGCGGGGAAGTCGAGGCCCGTGTGGTGCCCGGAGCTCCACATCGAGCCCGCCACGCCGAAGCGCGTTCCGTACGGGACATTGACGGGCTTCACCCACTGGCCTACTCCGCCACCCGAAGTGAACATGTCGGCGACGGCGTTCAGGATCTTGTCCTTCAGACCGTCCGCCATGCGTCCCGGGTACTTCGCGAGTGCCTTACCCATGGGAGCGGAGCCGACGCCGACGCCGGCGTTGACCTTGCCGAGGATCGGCTTCATGAGCCGGCCCCAGATCTTCGACGGGTCCGTCAGGAGGTCCGCGCCGGTCTTCGCCCAGTTGATGCCCTTACCGATGACGTCGCCAACGGTGTCCTTCGTCCAGTCCCAAGCGGATCCGAGGATGCCGCCGGATTCGAGGAGTTGCGTCCCCGCCTGCTGATGCAGCGCGAGAGCGCGGCCTCGATACTTGGGGTCCGTGGGAATGACAAATTCGGGGTACCGCGGGTTTCCCTCCCCGACGATTGCCGTCGGGCGGCTCGTCTTCATCGGCTTTGCGACAGACCATCCGTCGCCCACCGTGCCGCCCGCTTCGAGGAGCTTCGGGCCGTCAGGGAGCTTGGGCTGTCCGACGAACTTCGCGACCTTATCCCAAACGGCCTTGACGCCGTTCGTGTAAACCCACTTGATCAGGAAGTTGACGGGAGCCTTCGTGATGTTCCGGAGTTGGTCCCATTGCTTCCCGATCGCCTCCCGCGCAATTCGGAACGCGTCGGCGAGTACGTCGAGGGCGCTCCGCATCGCCTTGAACTGCGGCTTGATGCCCTTTTCGTACAGCCATGCAGCCTTGTCGGCGATGAAGTTTATCGACGGCTTCACTGCGTGCGAGTAGAGCCACAGGAACTTGTCCCCGAGCCACTTCAGGTGATCCCATATGGCCTTCACGATCGGCTGTAGCGCCTTCTCCCACAGCCACTTCGCTATCGAGGCGATCAAGTCGAACTGCGGCTTGATCACGCTCTTGTAGAGCCATACCGCAAGCTTGCCGATAGCCTCGAAGGCAGGCTTGAACGCGTGCTCCCACAGCCACATCGCGATCTTTCCGAGTGCCTGGAGTGCGATCCAGATCGGTGCGATTACGAGCGTGATGATCACCGCAAGAAAGATCTTGGCGGCGAGCCATATCCCCTTGAACGCAGGCCAGATGGCATGCTGCCACAGCCACACGGCGATGTCACCGAGCTGCTTGATGCCCTCCCACGTGAACTTCAGGAAGGGCTGGAGGACGGTTTCCCATAGCCACATCGTCCCGGTGGCTATGGCCTTCCACGTCGTGTCGACGATGGCTCGGAACCACCCGACATTCTTGTACGCCCAGATGATCCCGAGAACGAGAGCGGCCACCGCGATAACGATCAGCTCAATCAGCGGGACAATGCCCGTCGCCTGAATTGCTGCGGCCCAACTCCAGGTCTCCAGCGTCGCCAGTGCTACGGCGGTGTTGTAGATCCCCATCGCCACGCCGAACGCACTCATTCCGAGCGCTATCGCCTTGTGGACGACGTAGAGACCCCACAGGGTTTGAACGACTCCGGGAGCATTCGTCGCCAGCCACGCCAGTCCGTCGAGCACTGGCCCGAAGACCGCGTACATGGTTTCGCTCAGTGGCGAGAGCGCCTGCGCGACGTCGAGCGCGGCCGTTAGCAGCTTCCCGAGGAATTCAGCAACCGCCGGGGATGTGTCCTTGACGTACTGGAGGAACTGCTCGAACTCGGGTGAGCCCTTGAGGTTCTTTCCCCAGTTGGCGAATCGCCCTGTGATGCGCTGCATCGTCGCGGAGATGCCGTCCATGTGCGGGAGGAAGGCGTCGACTATTCCGGCCATGCCCTTGAGCACGTTGCCGAACGCGACGCCGAGTCCGATGATCGCGGGCTTCGCGTTCGCCGCAATGTCGTCCTTGAATCCCTGCCAGAACGGGGACTTCAGGGATGCGGACGCACGGTCCATGAGCTCCCCAACAGCGTCCGCGGCGGTCTTTACGAGCGGCGAGAGGCCAGGGAGCGAGTTCTTCGCCCCGTCGACACCCCGCGTGAAGAGCGGGAGGACGTCAGGCTGAAGCTCCTTCGACCATGCCTTGAAGGCTGCTGTGAGCCCCTTCGGGCCGGCGATGGAGTCGAACAGATCTCGCTGTTCCGGCGTCAGCTTCGCGAGTGCTTCGCGGTATGCGTCAGCCTTCGTCGCGGCCTTCCTGGTCGTGTCGATGCTGGACAGTCGAGCGGACTCGATGCCTCGCTCCGCGGACGCGATGGACTCCGCGGCTTGAACCTGCGTGTTGGCTGCGCTCGTCACGGCATCCGATAGGGCGCGCTGAGCGTCGGCCACGGTCTGCGCGGACTCGACCTGCGCACGCGCGGCGGCGCGCTGAGCGTCGGCAACAGCCTCCGCCTGGTCCTGGACGTTGCGCTGAGCGTCGGCAACAGCTTGGGTCTGGTCCTGGACGTTGCGCTGAGCGGCGGCCACCCTGTCGGTTGCCTGCTTGACGGCGTCGTTACCTTCGACGCCCGCCTTCCGCGCGGCCTCTGCGTCCTTCTGAAGCTGCGCGTTGTCCTTCTTCTGCTGCTTTGCAGCCTCGACCGATTGGTCATAGGCGAGCTGTGCGCGCTCCATCTGGAGATCTGTCGCCCTGCCGGCGTCGTACTCCAGTTGAGTGCGGTTCAGCTCCTCCTGCGCCTCCTTGACGCGGAGGGTCGCGTCACGCTCGTCGAGCTTGCCACGCTCCAACTGGTCGTTCAGATCGGCGAGTTGACGAGCAGCGTCCGCGCGAGCCTGCGTAAGGTCTGCCTGCGCCTGCGTCGACTGACGCTGAGCGTCGGCGAGTGACTGCTCTGCATGCTGCACGCCCCGGTGAGCGTCAGCTAGTGACTGCTCAGCGCGCTCGATGTTCTCCGCGGCCTGGCGCCGCTGGTCAGACGCACGCTGGATAGCCTGCGCGACGGCTCGTTCCGCACCTTCAACCTGTCGGTTGGCCTGAGCGATGGACCGGGCCGCGTTGCGGTGTGCAGATGTCAGAGCCTGTTGAGCCGACGCCATCTGAAGGGCACGCTGTGCGCCCTTCACCGTCGATGCGGCGGAGGTGTCCGTCGCCGTCGCGGCTTCCTTGTCAGCTGCCGTCTTCGCCTGGATCGCTGCCGTGACGCCCTTGATGGCGGGGACAGCCGCAAGAGCCAGGGCTCCGACGCCAGCTCCTGCCGCGACAGCTGCCGACGCAATCGCGCCGATACCAGCCACGGCAATGGGAACGAGCGGGATCGCCATAACGCCACCGATGGACGCTGCGAGGCGCATGAGTGACCCCGTCGCGGCAGTCGTGTCGATGTCGATCTCCGACGCATCGACCGCCGCAATCTCCGCCCGGATCTCCGCCAGGGCCGCGCGAGCCGTCGCCGTGTCCGCCCTGACGTTCACGTCCGGGTGGTTGGCTCCGAGCCGCTTCAGTTCGAGGTCAATGCGTTTGATCTCTGCTTCGGCCCGTACGGCGTCGATGTCGACACCGACCGTCTTACGGCTCAGCGTCTCCATGCGGGCCCTGAGACGCGCCAAGTCGGCGTTGAATCCGGTATCACTCAGCCGGACATCCGCCTTCGGCAGCGACCGGAACGCTACCTCCAGCCGGGTCTTTATGGACCGGGCGAACGCCCCGCCGACCTGATCCCCTTGTCGTCGAGCGGCAACGGTGGCCCTTTGGCCGCCCGTGAGAACGGCGTTAGGGATCGCAATCTGGATATGGTCCGAGATCGCGTCGCCCATGCGGCGCCCTGCCTCCTCACCCACACGGTCCGCAGCAGGCAGGACGATCGCCTGAAGCTTCGCGTGGAGGGTTGGAGCAATCGGGACTACGTCGACTGCGACCGTCCCGACAATGTCCATGTTGCCGGCCATGCGCTACGCCTCCTTCGGCTGGTTTCTCAGCCGCGGGTCAAGCGCCGCGCGCTGCTCGTCTGTCATCCCTCTCCGCGTCGCTGATGCGGACTTCGGGGGAACGCCGGGTCGCGGCGTGGGCTCGAACTCACCGGGCTTGCCGCCATTCGCGGCGACCATGACCATGCGGAGCAGCCGCACCTCGTCCTTCACGGACGCGAGGAGGATCTCTGTACCGCTCCACGGCGCCAGGTCGGGGCGGCTCTCCCCCGTTGCCGTTTCCAGCGCCTCGACGGGGACGGAGTTGCGGAGCGCGGTCTTCGTTGCACTCTCCGGCGGAAGGTGCTCAATCAGCACGCGGAGCTTACGGAGGGACATCCGGCCCCGGTAGACGTCGAGGAAGTCGGTACCGGGGTAGTAGCGGCAGAAGTCAGCTTCTAGCGCTTCCGCGTGGTCTTCGGCCGTGCGGAGCGTGTTCCAGACTTTCCCGGGGCCTCCCCGGAGGACTCCATGAGCGACGCCGTGAAGGCGCCGATCTCGTCAAACGTCGCGTCCAGCTCGACGAACTTCGCCGCATCCTCCTCATGGAGCGCGCCGGTGGCCCACGTCTCGAAGTCGGCAGTGCGGAGCGCTCGGAGGTAGGACGGCCTCCACTGGCCCACGGGCTTCACCCGGAGCTCGACGCCGGCGAGCTCGTGCGTGTTGAACTCCTCGGAGGTCGCCTCGTTCTCCTGCGCCTCAGCGGGGGTCGTGGTGGTCTCAGACATGCGCGGGTCTCCTAAGTCAGCGTCAAACGTTTTGCGCGGGTCGATGGAGCTGAAGCGAGGCCCGGACCCGCGCAGATACGGGCCCCGCTAGTCATGCGCGTCAGGCGGGGAAGAAGCCGCTGACGTCAACGTCGCCGTAGTCGATGGAGCGGTTCACAGCCTTCGCCGTGGCGCCCTTGTAGAAGCGGAAAGTCATCTGCACTGGCATGACGTCCGCCGTCTGCGGCTGCTCGTCGCCGCGCTCGATGACCTTCCCGTTCGGCATGTACAGGCGCATGCGCTTGTCACCGTCGAGCGTGTCGAAAACGTAGGCGTACCGGAGGTCGTCCGGCTTGTCGGGGAGGTCGTACGAGGCGATGCCGGTCGTCTCGTTGGGCTCCAGGCTCGCGACCGGGACGTTGTCGTACAGGGACCGGACGAGCGGGTTGAGACCCTCCAGGAATGTGACCTGAAGGCTCTTCGTGGACTTGGTCATCAGGGTCCGGATCGGCTCCAGCGAGCCGGCCGCCTCGACGTCCTTCGACTCCTCTTCGATCTTGAAGAGGCCGCCCTCCGTCGTAACCCAGCCGAGCATCTTCCATGCGGTCGCGGGGTCGGTGAATCCGGTCGGAGCGACAGTGTTGATCGGCGCGAGGTAGACCAGGTAGTCGGTTGCGCCAAAAGTCAGATCCGCGTTGCGGGTATCCGCCATGAGCCCTCCAGGGCATGCGAGAGACCCGCACGCCTCGGTGGACGGCGGGTCAAGGTGTCAGTGGTTTACGCGGCCCGGAAACTCACGCTGTACGTGGCTCCGCGACGGTGGACCGCGGGGTTCGCCCATGGCTGCCGTGAGGGTCCGGAGTCACAGCGGACGTCCCGGATCACTGCGCCGTTCACAGGGCCGCGGAGGGCGAGCAGCGCGTCACGAACGGAGTTCGCCAGAGTGCGCGCCTCGTCGGCCGTAGCGGCGAAAACGTCGACGAACACTCTGGGGTGCTCGCTGAATTGCTCGTCCGCTCCCCCGCCGCGCTCAATGCGGATGGCGGGGAGGACGTTCTCCAGGTCTTCGGGCGTCTCCGCGGCGCTGAAGGCTCCGGTCACCGACTCCGCCCATGGGGCAAGCACAGCTTCGATGTCAGGCACGGTTTGCCGCCTTCATCGCGTCGATGGACCGCTGCATAACGGCGTAGCGCGGGACTCGTCCGTCACCCTTCTCAACGCGCCAGGCGTGAGGTGCGGTGTTGACGAGTCGAGCGCCGGCACGCCATCGGCTCTGGCCCTTCCATTTGATGTTGCGCCAGACCGGAACGACGTCGAAGCTCTCTTTGTAGAGCCCGGGGTGATTGTCGCCGTCCGCCGGGTCACCGACGGGGGCGAACCCCTCTGCAACGCCCTTCATCTCAACTGCCGCCTTGCGGCATGCGAGTTGGATGCTGGGACGCTGGAAGATCTTACCGATGCCGTTGTACCGGCCCGTGTACTTGGAGCGGAAGGTCGTCATCCCGTCACCCGCTTCACGGCCGCTTCAACGCGAGCGAGGGAGGTGAGGGGGAACTCCAACGGGTCGCCGACGACCTCCCACTTCTGGTCGCCCCGCAGGATTCGGTCCGTCTTCCGGACGTCGGTCCCCAGTGGGGCGGCGAACACGCGCCGCGTTTCAACGGTCATGGACGCTTCCTGCGTCTCCGTCGAGCTGCCGATCAAAACTCCGTACGGGCTCATGATCGCGCAGTTCTTGACCTCGATGTGTATCGGAGGCCCGGGAACCTTGGTCCCCGTGGAGTCCCGCACTGGAGGTCCCGGACGCTCAATGGTGAGCGTCTCAGACATGAGTGACGCAATGAGGCTCACCGCACCACCCACGTTGTCGTGCAGGGGGACGCGTCCTCTGGCGAGATGTCGAGGGACGAGGCGCCCGACGACATTCCTACAGCACGTCGGAGCCGCTTGCGCTCATCCTCCGAGAGAATGACGCCAGTCTCCGAGTCGGCATAGCTGACCAACATTCCGCCTGCTTGCTCCGACCGGACGCCAGAAGGGTTCGTCAGGATCCTCGACGCAACCATGAGCGCGACCGACTTCACGCCCCGCTGAGGAGGATTGGTCAGCCTCTCGCCCACCTCACCGTAGAACGCGTCTTCGGTGAGTTCGTGGGCGAGGGCGCACTCATCATCGGTGAGTGGTCGCTTCAGGAGGGTTCGGAGCTCACTCGCTTCGAACAGTGCCACTGCCGCCTGCCTTCCGCCGTGGCGCAGCCCGCTTCGCAGGCTTAGGCGCAGGTGCGGGCGTGGACTCAGGCTCCGACAAACGTTTTGCGGTAGGTGCTACCGCCCACGCCTTCGGGTTCGTGATGCACTCCTGAGCCCACTCGGGGACCTCGTCCGCGGGGCCGAACACGTGGGTCACGCCCCGCTCGTCAGTCACATGGACGATCGCTGCCAGGGTTACCATGCGTTAGTGCCTCGCGTTTCTGATCAGAGTACGTCGGCCTGGAAGGTCAGGTCCGGAGCTGCGGCGACCGGCAGGGCGATGGCCGTAGCCCGGGTCCACACAGTCTGCGGGTCCTCCGACTTGTAGCCACCAACGGCAATTCCAGCCTCAGAGCCAGCCAGGCCGTACCGCGGGTCGTCCGCCTCCACCGGGACGCCCCAGAGAGTCTGACCGACGGCGTCACCCTCTTCCGGCAGGAAGAGAATCTTGTCCACGGGAGTGATGCGCGTGGGAGTGCCGTTCACGGAGACCTGTGCGTCGTAGATGACAGGCTGAGGAATGTCGAAGTCGGCGAGAACGTGCGCCAGACCTTCCTTCGTCAGGACGGCTGGCGTGGTGCCGTTGCTCGCGGACATGGAGAGGAGCTGAGCGTTCCGGCGGAGTGCGTTCCAGATCGTCCGCGACATCAGCGTGTACGCAGGCAGACGGCCGTTCGTCGCGACGTAAACGTCCAACCACGCCTGGAAGTCGTCGTACGCCTTCGCCGTGGCGTAAGTACTCCACGGAGTCGACGCCGTCACAGAGTGCGAGGCGCTCCGTCCGAAGTCCACAGCCGCCTGGACACCGTCCTCGTTCAGGTTCACGCCCGCAGTGAAGAGGGCCTCCCCACGTGCGAGCTCCATTCGGGCCTCGATCGCACGAGCCTGACGGACGCCGTCGTCGAGCATGGCGTCCCGGATCTCAGCGTTCTGCGTGTCCAGGTTCCGGCGCCGGATGCGCTCGTACTCGCCCAGCGGGATCTTCCGCGAGATGGGCGGCAGTTCGCCGCTCACACGCGCGCCCCCGGGCCGGGTGCCGACCGCGGACGACGCGTCGTAGGCCCGGAAGGTCGCAGCCTCCGTCAGGCCACCTCCACCCCGGGTGAACCGGTAGGACAGATCGTTCACGGTGCGGTTGGGGAGCCAGCGGTCGAGGCTGAACTCATTCTCCGGTCGGTCCGCCAGTGCCGCGCGGGCGTAGCCGGTGAGTTCCGCGGGAGTCGCGTACTCGTCAATGAGCTGCATAGTTGTTGGTTACCTCTCAGACGAAGATGACGCGGGAGGCCAGGTCGGCCTTACCGTTCGCGTCGAGGGCGACGGGGAGCTTGGCCTCCTTCACCGCGCAGTGGACGAGCATCGAGCCGACGGCGGACGAGAGCGTTGCGCCTCGTCGCGTCACGACCTCGACGCCAGTGAAGAGAAAGCCGACGCAGGTCTGCCGACCGTCCGTGGCCGTGTCGTCATACGGCCCGTACTTGCCGCCGGCCGTGATCTTGCCGAGCGGGATACCGCTCTTGATGTAGCCGTCGGGGTAGTGGGTGCCAGCCGTGAACTTGGTGACGTCCAGCGTCGCGCTCAGCGCAATGTCAGTGCCGTGGTCGCTGAAGAGCCAGTCTCGCTTGTCCTGCGAGAAGCTCTCAGTGATGAGACCGAGGTTCATGGGTCCTCCGTTGGGGGTGGTCGTTAGTTCTTCGCGTGGCGTTCGCGGTAGAGGTCCGCGCCGGCCGCGACGGTCTTTGTAGATCCGCCAACGTCGCCCCCGCGGTTGCCTCCGGAGCGCAGCGTTGATCCGCCCTCCCCCTGGCCGTTGCCGGCGGGGATCAGGGCCTTCAGCGCATCTGCACTGGCCTCCAGCTCCTCGCGGGTCGCGCCCTGGAGGAACGCGGCGTGTGCGGGCGTGAGCCCCTTCTCGCCGATGACCTTGAGCTTCAGGAGCTCGGCAGTCGCAGCCGCAGCCGTCGCGGCGTTGGTCGCAGCGAGAGCCGCAGCGTCGTCGCGCTCCTTCTGGAGTCGCTGCGTCTCCGTGAGCTCCGACGCCTGCCGGGCCTTCAGATCCGCATCCGCCTGACGCAGGCGCTCCAGCTCCGCAGCGTCGGGGGCAGCGTTCGCGCGCTGCTCGTGCTTGCGGGCGTGGTGCTTCCAGTAGGCGACCTGATGAGCAGGGTCCATCTCCGCGACGGGCTTGCCGTCGGGGTAGCCGTGCTCGTTGACGGTCGTGCCGTCGCCAGTGCCCGCCGATCCGGTACCGGTGCCGTCACCTGTACCGTCACCGCCTCCGATGAAGCGGATCGGGCGCCCGTCCTTGCGGTATCCGAGGACCGTATGCGGGGCGTTCGAGAGCGCGAAGGAGTGCGGAATCTGCATGCGTGTTTCCCCTGTCGGGAGTCGTCGGCCCATGGCGGGCGTCAGGTCGGGAGGTGAATGTCGTCAGGGCCCGTGAACCGTTGGCCCCGGTAGCCCAGAACGGGCCCGATCTCGCCGTGTTCGCGAGAGATGATGATCTTGCGGTAGTCGACGGCGCGTCCTCCACGGTCGAACTCCCCGAGTGCGGCCTCTACGGCGTCGTGGACGTCGGAGAGGAACGCCTCGTCGATGATCTGGCCCGGGTCGTAATCCGCCGTGACCGTCTTGACGAGGCAGTCGCATCCGGGATGGATCGGGGCCAGATCTTCCTTCAGGTAGCGCTGAGTCGACGCGATCATGCAGAGCGCACAGTCGTACTCGCCTTGCAGCTCCCGGACCGTGTACTTGAAGCGCGGCATGTCGGCCGACACCTCGCGCACCGTGTGCGTGCGGGCTAGCTGGAGATCGGTCTTGGCGATCGTCTCCAGGCGGTGTGCGCCGCGCTCGACGGCGACGTCAAGGGGCTCCCCCTTCGAGAGGGCCGTGTATAGCTCCGTGAAGGGCCGGTCGTAGACCTCAGCAGGGTCGACGCCGCGGAGGGCTTCACCAGTGACGGCGTCGAGGTCGAGGGATACCCGACGAGCCTCGGAGTCAACTTCCTTGTAGAGCTGCTCCAGGTATGACGCCGTCAGCGTCGCTATGTTCCGCTCGCCGGCCAGGATGATGGGGAGCGTCGAGCGCCGGAACTTCGCGGCGTCAGCGTCACGCCAGGAGCGGAGGCCAGTGAAGGAGCGGTTCGTACGCCCCAGCACGCTCGTCCAGATGCTCCGGACTGCCGATCCGTACCTCTGGTCAAGCCGCGTTAGCGTCATCCGCGCTCCGTCCGATCACGGTCCGCTGGTCGCGAGCCGACCGGGCATCGGCGATGTTCGTCGGTTGCGGAGCCGAGGGGTCGGTAGCCGTCTGCGCGTTCATCGCGTCTGCGGCACGGTCGATCTCCATGCGGGAGATCTCCGCGGGGGTGTAGCCCATGTCCTCCATGCGCTGACGCCACGGGACCCCGGCGGTCGCCTTCTTCACAGCAGCGTCGGCAAGTTCGGCGATGGAGCGGGACTCCGGATCACGCCAGACCGTCTCAGCGGTGTATGCGGTCGCCTTCGTCTCGTCGCCCAGGACGCGGAACGCCAACCTCATGGTCTGCTCCCACGACTCACCGAAGTTGCGTTGCCGGTCGCGCACTTTGCTCACGAGGCCCGTCTCCGCGGCCTTCAGGGCGTCGCCGCTGACGTTGACAACGGCGCCGATCAAATAATGCGGGGGCGTTCTGGAGATGGCCGCGAGGTCCTGAACCGCAGCCTCGACGGCCCGGACGTACGGCATGAGGTCGGTCGCGGAGAACTCCCCGAACCGCACTTCGGGGTCCTCCGTCGTCCACAGACGCCGGATGTCCAGCTGGAAGGGCTGGATCTTCTTCCCGGTGACGGGGTCCTCGTCGACCTCCAGGCCCGCGGCCCAACGCTGCCTGAACGCGCCGTATTTCATCGCCGCGATCGTCATGATGAGCGAGAGCGTGATGCGGTTCTGGACCGTGAGTACGTCCTCGTGCTCCGCGAAGCCAGAGAGCCGGCGGTTACGCCGGTTGATGAACGGGACGAGGGGGACGATCTTCAGGTCATTGGGGCGGTGACTGTCCGACTGGTTCGGCAGAGAGAACGCGTCCCAGCTCGGCAACCGAGCCGCGCGACCGGTGAAGACGGGAGCGTTGGTCTTCGTGACGAACTCATGGATTGTCTCCGGGGTCCACAACGTCGCCCGGGTGTCGCCTGTCCAGTCGTCCCGCCACAGCTTCAGGCCCGCAGCGAGCTTTCGCCGGCTCCCCTGCATATGCTCGACAGCTACCTGCCGTGGAGTCTCGTGCGTGATGACTGGTCGGCCGTCGTCGCCACGCTCGACGAGGGTGAACGCCCGTCGCTGGGAGAGCGCGCCGTAGTGGACGAGGTCGGCGTCCGCGTCGAGGCTGTTCTCCTGCCAGACGCGGTTTGCGTCCTTGTCCGACGTCTTCGCTCCGTCGCTGTCGTCGTCCGGGTCACCGAAGCGAAAGCCGTCGACGTGCATGCGCTCAACGGGAGAGTCGATGACGAGTGACGTCCAGTTGGTACGGGCGTCCTTCATCCACTCAGCGACCTCCGCAGGGTCGAGACCAGGCACACGAGGGAGCGGCGCACGGTTCTCCGCGTAGCGCTTCAGTGTGTCGAGACCCGGCTCCACGTCGCCGTCAGCGTCCTTGGAGTCCTCACGCTCGTCGAACAGCTTCTTACCGAGCCGCTGAAGCCACCACCCGGGAGACTCCACCTTCGAGGCATCGATAGGCACTTACGGACCTCCCTAAAAGGCGTTGAGCTTGGACGAGCGCTTTTTGCGCTTCGTGATTCCGGCGGCCACGGCGTCAGCGCGGCATTCGTAGGCGAGCACTGCCGCCATCGCGGCGTCAATCTTCTTCGGGCTCTTCGGGTGTTCCTTGCCGATGCCCATGTGATTGCGGCCCATCGGACGTCGCTTCGCGTTCACGACGTGCCGCGTGAGCGTGGTACCCAACTTCGACCATTCCGACTCGTCGTCATCGGCCTTTTCGGTACCGGCGAACGAGAGGGCCTTGTCATCGACAGCCTCGACGAAGCGGTCCAGCGCGCGCTCCATGGCAGTTGGACGGTTGGTCCACCATTCCAGGGGGCGGGACTGTACGGCGCTTATCTGGAGCCCTTCGGAGAAGTCCGACGTCCACTTGTCGACGTAGTCTTGCCAGTGCGGCGGGTCGCAGTAGAAACCGCACACCTCGTACCGGTCGAATGCGCGAGCAACTGCTCCGTCGACGGACTCGCGGTCGACTTGCCACCCTTCGCCCTCGTGCCCTTCGGGTTTTTCCCAGACTCCGAGGAGCTGTAGGTGACCGTCGAGAACGCGGCAGGCGACGAGCGCCGTAGCGTCGTCGCGGATGGAGCCGTCGAAGCCGAGAGTTACGAGGTCGCCGGGCTGTAGCTGCTCCGGCCGGCGGCAGACCTCCCACGTGTCCGGGTCCATCCATGAATCACTGGAGGAGGTCCGGGAGTTGAGGAAGTATCGCTTACCGTCCGCGGAGTCGTTACGCAAGTCGTAGAAGTCATCGACGAGCGTTTCGAGATCCATCCACTCCATGGCGTCGCCGTAGGAGTCGATAAGGGCTGCGCGGAGCTCCTGCTCGTCTTTGAGGTTCTTGCAGACGCCGTACCGGTGGTCGTAGAGGAGTCGAGCGCGACCGCGCTTCTTCTTCCCCTCACGAATCGCTTCGGCTTCTTCGTACGTGCGCTCAGCGACGGAGTCCTGACCCGGGGCGAACATCGTGGTCGTTTCGAGGTACCACGTGCCGGCGCCCTTCTTCCTCTTGCGGAGGTTTCGAGTCACCGTGGCGTACATGCGCCGGAGTTCAGGGGTGTTGTAGAGGTGAGTCTCGTCGAAACAGACCCACGTCTCCTTACCGCCATCCTTCGACGAGGACGAGGCCGTTGACGGCGTTATCTCTCCGCCGTCAGGGAGGTTGATCTTCGTCAATCCGGGGTCAACGCCCGGGATTTGCGAAAGGCGCGACGCCTCGTCGGTCAGGTTGAAATAGATGGTGTCATAGACGTTGCCAGTCTGGCCTTCCTCCGTCGCCATGATGCGGAGGTAGGGGACGCGCACCGGACGGCCCATCGGCTCTCCGGCTACGTACTCGTAGCGGAAGCCAAGCCCCCAGGGGTCCTCGTAGACCTCCCCACCCTCGGCCCATCCGTCGAAACGGCACGGGCCGAACGCTTCGAACAGGCCGATGCGCGCTCCGAGTCCGCTCTTGTCGCAGCCCTTCGGGCGGGAGAAGAAAGCGGAGTCATAGCGCAAGCGTCCTTCGTCGTCGACCGCGTAGCAGTCCATGACGAATCCGCCGTACTCGTCGCCGTGGCGTACCGGCTCGCCCTGGACGTCGCCAGGGCCGTGTACGACGAAGTACTCCATCCAATACAACGCGAGAAGCCCGAGGGACTTCTTACGGTCATGACCGGGGGCGCACACTGTTACGTGCGGCATCCGGTCTCCTAGCCTGTGAGCCGCGCCCTGCGCGAGTTGATGTCAGAGACGTTCCCAGCGCCCTGTGCGGGACGCTGAGGGCCTGCTGAGGGGTCGTCGACCTTGAGCTTCAGACGAGCCCTGTCCTCCGGCGTAGCGCCGAATTTGGCGCTTCTCATGCGCACTTCGGAGAGGAACTCCCACCGGCCCTTCGTCCACGCCGTGTGGTGCATGAGGGCGGCGTCGAGGAGGAACGCCCAATCGGTGTCGAGGAAGGTTGCAGCCATCGGCGACGTGCGCCAGGTCTGCCACCAATTGACCGTCATCGGATGCCACTCTTCGTCACCCGGGAGGACGCCCTCCGGCAGCTCAGGGCCGCGGAGTTCGCCGTCGTTGACGATGACGGTCTCGGGGTCGGTGGTGTTGCGCCGGCGACGCTTTGATGGATCCTTCGGGGCGGGTCCGCGACCGGCCATCAGTCACCATCCACGAGGTCGGCAACATGGCGCAACCACCGAAGCGTGAAGCTGCCGTGCACGTAAGGCCGTGCGGTCTCCAGCACGTTCGCGTGCTCACGCAGCATCTTTGCGGTAGGGGGCAGCGGAAGTGCGACAAACCCGAACCGTCGCAGCACTCGGTTGACGGTGCGCATGGGTACCTCCCGGGTACGGACGGCAGACGCCGCCCATGTCGGGAGCTACGCCGTCAGTCTGTGGGTCGCCGGTCGGCGATCCCCTCGGAGATGAGCTCTTGGAGGTAGTCCCGGGCGTCCGCGTCTCCCATGTCGGTAGCGCGACGCCACCAGATGACAGCCGCCTCCATGGACGGGTCAAGGGTCTCCAGTAGCTCAGCAATTCGACGGGCCTCAGCACCGTCGGTGATGTGCGGCTGGATCACGGCCAGCAACTCAAAGAGTGCGGCGGTGCGGTCGTCGGACATCACTTCTCCCCCGGGTGGGCGAGGGATGAGATTACCGCGGAGAGGTCCGCGAGGATGGACGGGGAAGAGCCATGTCGGCGACCCGTCACGGTGATGTAGCGGCCGGTCCCGTAGATCTCTACGGCCGTACCGTCGGGGCGCCGAATCTTCCGTCCCTGTCGGACGTCAGCGCGACCCCAGATGTGCAGTCCATCGCCGGACGGGGACACCTCTACGTAGGTGGCGCCCGCGTCGCGGAGGATGGATGCGGCCCACGGGGCTACGCGCCCGGTGAGCGGATTCAAGCAGTGGTCCAGGTCGAGACAGACCACGTCGTCGACGTCGGAGAGGACGAACCCCAGACCGACGCCCGCCACGGATTCCGCGGCGTTCTTGTAGGTGCTCCACGTGCGAGCGTCAGTACTTGACGCGGCCCTGCCGGTCGTCGTCAGCGGACGCTTGTCGCCGGCTCGACGTACCCACCTGTCGCGGGTCGTCAGCTCCAGCGGGAGCGAGCGCGCAGCCTTCGCCGTCGCGCGGGAGAGTGCCTTCCGGCACCGGGGCGAGCACGTGCGCGTGTGAGAGCGAGCCATGATCGGCAGCTCTCTCGGGCACATCTCGCAAGTCCTAGTCACGTCCTCATCATAGATGCGGCCGGTCACACTTTCAACCCCCTGACCTGCGGAGACGTAGCGGATATGTGCGGGCGGCGAGTCACGCTTTCGACCTCCGCGGCACCCTCAGACGCCCCTAGAAAGCCCTGTGCGGGCGCCTGACGGCCTCCCGTGCAGCGGGGTGGAAGTGTGACTATTTAGATCCCCAGACCCGTACAGACAGCGAAGCCCAGCACCTTAACGGTCTTCCGATTGGCTCGGAGGGGGTCATCCCCCTGGGTCGGGGCTAGTCGATCTTCGCTGCGAAGCCGGCTCGCGGCTCCCGACGATCACCGTCAGCGAGCTCGCCCTTGATCTCCAGGCGGCTCGGTACGAGCGTCAGGGTCACCGTCGTGCAGCGTCGCTCAGTGCCAACGCTGATCTTCGGTGCTCTCGCGAGGCGACCAACGTCAACGCCATTGACGGTCACTCGCGTCACGCTCACGCCGCTCTCGCCCGTGTCGTCTGCCTCCTCCAGCACCACATGGGCGCCGCTCATGGGCTAGTCCTCCAGTGCTGGGTGTGTGGGCTTGGGCCTGTCCATACGCACCCGTGTGAGAGCCGCTGCTCTGCCTCCCTCACTCGCGCTCTTCCTGGCGTGGCACCACCCACACAGTGCCCGTAGGTTGGCCATGCTGTGGTCATCGCCAGGCTGTATGTGGTCTACATCCGTAGCCTCTCGCCCACACAGGCTGCCGTCAGAGAAGGGCATGGTGCACGCGTAGCCGTCCCTGCGCAGGACACGGCGACGCAGCGAAGGCCAGTTCTTCGGGAGGCGTGATCGTCTTGTACTTCCTTGCCACGCCAAGTGGCCACCTCCCGCTACTCTGTTCGGCTATGGGGCTCTTCACGAGGCGCGAGCCTGAGACCGTCGACAAGGCGGCAGCGAAGGCGTATAAGCGCGGGGATCAGATCTTGGTGCGCGTCGTCTACATGACGTTCGATCCGGCCAGGCAACGGCTTGCCCGTCGGATCGCGTTGATTGAGGCGGCCGGCTGGAAGCTCGAAGATCAGCAGGATTCAGAAAAGGTCGTCCGCGGGGTGCACGAGACCTCAACAAGACTGACGTTCAGGGCCGTTTCGAGCGTCGCGTAGACCAGCCATGGGGGGCTT